CCTGCCGTGGAAGAGCCTACTTCGCTATCGGTTTTCCTAATATAGCCGGTGGATATGAAATGCGCAGTCCGTACTACAAAGGGTGCATTGCACCTAAAGACATATCAGTGACCAACACCACAAAGACCACTTTGGCATGTTGCCTGTTTGAAGGCTTTATGGACTTTCTTTCTTATTTGACACTAGTAAAACAAGGAAAGTTGCTACCTCCATGCAGACAGCCGGATTTAATTGTGCTGAACTCGGTGAACAACCTGTCCAAAACTCTGTCCCGCTTGAAAGCATACAAGAAAATCTATTGCTTCCTCGACAATGACGATGCCGGACGAAAGGCGGTGGATCTGCTTCGGGAAATGAATACGGCTACGGTATATAATATGATGGAGGCGTTTTCTTATTATAAGGATGTCAATGACCTGTTGCGCGATAAGAAAAGGATGCCGTGAATTGACTTTAAACAAAAGAATCATATCCTACACAAGTTTATGTGCTGGATATTTTGTATTTTTGCCTAACAATTAGAACAATGGAACAAGAACGATTTAAAGAAATACTGGAAATAGGAGAAACCATTCGGGTGGAGTTTAAACGCTGTGGAAATGGCATTGAAAGCGATACCTATGAAACGGTATGCTCTTTTCTCAACCGTTTTGGCGGTGATATATTTTTAGGCGTGACGGATTCCGGTCGTGTTGTCGGCGTACCTGAAAATTCCGTATCTTCAATGATTAAGAATTTTATCAGTTGTGTCAGCAATTCGGATTTGATAACTCCTACTGTTTATTTGGAGCCCAGACCGCTTCTCTATGAGGGTAAAACCGTGATACACATTCATGTCAATCCAAGTGCAGAAGTCCATTCCTATAAAAAGGAGATATTCGACCGGGTGGATGATGCGGACGTACACGTGACCAGCACCTCACAAATAGCGATGATGTATATCCGTAAGCAAAGTATCTTTACAGAACGGAAGGTATTTCCATATATAAAAGTGGAAGATTTGCGACTCGACCTTTTGCCGACTATCAGACAAATGGCTGCTAATTCCGCTAACGGTCGGCATATTTGGCAAAAGACGGATGATATGGAGTTGTTACGCTCTGCCGGTCTGTTCGGTACGAATCATGAGACAGGAAAGCATGGACTGAATCTTGCAGCTGTATTACTGTTAGGTCGTGACGACGTTATAAAAGATGTGGCACCGGCTTATGAAACGGATGCTTTGCTTCGCCGAATCAATATAGACCGGTATGACGACAGGGAGATTGTATGTACCAACCTTGTGGAAAGCTACGACCTGTTGATGGAATTTGCCCAAAAACATTTGCCGGATCCGTTTTATCTTGAAAATGAACAACGGATAAGCCTGCGTGGAGTAATATGCAGGGAAATGGTATCAAACATACTCATCCACAGAGAATTTTCAAGTTCTTATCCTGCCAAATTCGTTATCGAGAATAACCGTATATACACGGAAAATGCTAACCGTGCCTCGTGGTCGGGTGAGATAACCCTAGAAAATTTTGAACCGAATCCCAAAAATCCAATCATCGCCTCCTTTTTCCGCAATATCGGATTGGCCGACAAACTCGGTTCCGGTGTGCGTAATATTTTCAAATACGCCAAGTATTATCAAGGTGGGCATCCCCATTTTTTTGAACAAGATGTTTTCCGTACAAGTGTTGAGTTTGAAAGTGAGACTATAAAAGTGGCAGATGCGACTATAAATGCGACTATAAGTGATACTGATGCGACTATAAACGCGACTATAAGTGAAGAGGATTTGCAGATGTTGAGACTTATTCAAGCCAAGCCTGACATCACCTATACGGAATTGTCCGAACAGTTGAATTTGCATCGTGCTACGGTTGCCAGACGTATCAAGAGCCTTGCGGAAAAAAGAGTTATATCGAGAATCGGTGCCAGAAAAACAGGTGCATGGAAAATTAATATATCTTTATAAGACAGAAACATAAGTAACCAAGAAACAAACTATCCCAATATTTTCGGGAAAAAGAGAATACCGCACTGACAAAATCCTGTTGATATGGTATTTTCTATTGCTTATTGATAACCAAATTAAGAATGAGAATTTAGGAGATTGTTAGTCAAATCATTTATAACTATGATACATTAGTGTCCACTAAAAAATCATAGTCGTTCTTTGAAATTGTTGAAATTCAGTTTGTTGTAATGGTATTTGGTGCGCAACGATTTGAAATTACTTTTGCAGTCTGAATCAGACTGTTATGAATAAAGACAAATATGTTTTTTCTCAATTAGTCACATTTCTTGATGAGTTCAAGTTCTTGCGTATCGTCAAGAAGTATGAAGGCAACAAATACATTAAAAGCTATACCTGTTGGAATCAGTTGCTTACGATGATGTTCGGTCAACTTTCCAACCGTGAGAGTTTAAGAGACCTCATCGTGTCACTGGAGGCTCACACCGGAAAACTCTATCATCTGGGAATCGGCAAGTCCGTAACACGAAGCAATCTTAGCAAGGCTAACGAGCAACGTGACTATCGCATCTTCCAGGAATATGCAACCTTCATGATAGCCGAAGCGCGCAAGCGTAGAATCGAAAGAATCTTTGAGCTTGACGGTCATGTCTATGCTTTTGATTCCACCACGATTGACCTTTGTCTGTCAGTGTTCGAGTGGGCTAAATTCCGCAAGCATAAAGGCGGAATCAAGATGCATACGCTCTACGATGTGGAAGCGGAAGTTCCTGCATTTGTGCATATTACTCCTGCTAATATTCACGATACAAAAGCGATGTCTGTGATTCCTTATGAACGTGGTGCGCATTATATATTTGACCGTGGTTACAACGATTTTGGCAACTTGTATACGATAGACCGCATAGGTGCTTTCTTCGTTGTACGAGCCAAAACCAATGTACGCATCAAGCCCAAAACGTGGAAGCGAAGATTGCCTGAAGGTGTCATTTCTGATGTCATCGGATGTTTTACGGTTTATAAAAGTTCCAAGGATTACCCCGATGAACTTAGAAAGCTCATTGTTGAAGACCCCGAAAGTGGCACACGATACATTTTCCTGACGAACAATCTTGACGCTTCGGCTGAGCTGATTTCTCGGTTATACCGAAATAGATGGAGTGTGGAGCTGTTTTTCAAATGGATTAAACAACACCTTAAGATAAAGAGGTTTTGGGGAACTTCGGAGAATGCTGTACGCATACAAATATATTGTGCCATAATTACTTACTGCCTTGTGGCGATAGTACAACACGATATGAAGTTAGAGCGAAGCATCTACGAAACCTTGCAAATACTCGGCATCTCGCTAACCGATAAAACTCATCTTAGAGATTTGTTCGACAAATCGAATTTCAAAAATATCAAAGAGCTAAATGATTCAAGTGAATCGAATTTATTTAATTTTTAACCGACTAGTGACCAAAAAATTTTTAGTGGACACTAGTGACTATGATATTTGGATGTTCTTCGCAAAAAAATGTATCTTTGTTATGGCAATTATGATTTATTCTTTTAGGAAGGAAATGGAATGAATTGACCAACTTGCAGTTATCTATTTTCACCTAAAATAAGAATAAAATGGATTTCGATAAAGATAAACTAATTTTAACACTAAAGAATGTTTAAGTTAATAGCAGTCAAACCACTAAAAGGATGTCGTGACTCAGTCTGTAAATGTCTGAAAACAGGAAAAATGTACTATTTTTGCAATGATTATTACATTACAGAAAATGGCATATGTTTGCGTGACGAGTACGTAAAACCGTTACCCAATGATTTCTTCTCGCTAGACACTAATTCCAAATTGCAAATAAATATTTCTGCTGTGGTTGGAATGAACGGTGACGGTAAGAGTACCCTAATAGAATTAGTAATGCGTTTAATTAACAATTGTGCAAAGCACTATAGATTAACAGACAAAGATAACTTATTGCGGATAGATGGAGTGAAGGCTGAATTGTATTATCTGCTTGATGACGCAGTTTACTGTATAAGAGAAGTTGAGGAAAACAATTATACAAGCCTATTGAAATATGCAGATGTGAGTGATTCTAATGCCCGACAATGGAATAAACAGATGACTCCGGTCAAGAGTGTTAGTAAAATGAATGAACTATTTTATACCATTGTATCGAACTACTCTCATTACGCATACAATACAAAAGATTTTAGGGCTGAATGGAATGACAACATACAATCGCAAGAAGAAAGCGAGAAATGCTGGTTGCATTATTTGTTCCATAAAAATGATGGTTATAGGACACCCATAACGATTCATCCTTACAGATACGAAGGTAATATAAATATCAATAGGGAAATCGAGTTAACAATGCAAAGACTAATGGCTTTGTACATCCAAGAACCTAATCTTAGGGAGAATGACCATTCGTTCAGAAGAATAGGTGATAAAGATGCTGAAATTTTGCAGTTGACAGATTTGGGATATTCAAAACTTCAGGAGGTAACCATTGTTCAATACTTTAAAGATAACAAATCCAATTCATCATTATCAGGATGTATCAACCAAATAGAAGAAGTTATCAAGAAGTATGATGATATGGTTGTAGAAAATCTACATGACAATACGCTGGAGATAATAGAAAATTGTCTTGACTTACTGACTGGCGAGAAAGAACCATCATATAAAAAGTTTCTAAATCATTGTTATGAATGGATTGGCAAGAGACGTAGTATGTATTCAAGCAAAAGTGACTTGAGGCAGTTGTTGAATGCCCTAATGAAATATGTAAATAATGTAAACGACAGTCTACCATTTAATAGATTTGCTAAAAAATATAAGAGATATGACAAACTTAATATTAGGCAATTGACAAGACTCAGATTACTCTACGAGACTATGAAAAGTTGGAATTTTTCAACTAATATTTTCATGGTAGAATATGAAAAGTTAACCGACATTGAACGTTGCCAGCACTATATAGTTTATAAAACAATAAATATCTGTGCAGTCTATCCCGAATATCGCGACTATCTTGATAAAAAAGATAATGGATGGAATAATACTGGACTAGTATTCAATACTTCTGTTATCACTGAAGTAGTAGAACAAATCAAGATAGATACGACACACGTTACCTTAAAGTTACGTCAATGTTTGAATTTTATTGATCAACGACAAAAAGAAGATTGTAATATTTTCGAATTTCTTTCTGATGCAAATTTGCAGTATAAATTAGGAAATGATTTTAAAGGCTGTTTATTAGTGAGATTCGATAATTTAAAATCGTATTATAAAAAAAGCCCTTTCCCATTAGACTTGTTACCGCCACCTATTTATAAAACAGATATTCTATATCAGTCAGAACGCTATGAGAACACCTATATCCCATATAAGTATCTGAGTTCTGGAGAGAAGCAGTTATTGAATAATTTTGGTGCACTAATTTATCATCTAAGGAACTTGGATTCTGTAACAGACAATAAAAGACTATACGAGAATATCAATGTTTTTTTTGAAGAAATAGAATTATATTTTCATCCAGAATATCAGAGGATAGTGGTGAAAATGTTAGTGGAAAAGTTACATGCGATAGATTTCCACCATATCAAAAGGATTAACATTACGTTTGTTACACATTCTCCATTTATCTTATCGGACATTCCCCTGTGTAATGTATTATTTCTAAAGGGAGGTAAACCAGTAACGGAAAAGATGCAAGAGAACACGTTCGGAGCCAATATCCACGGAATGTTAAGGAATGGCTTCTTCCTACCGTCACTACCAATCGGGGAGTTTGCTCACGATAAGATTAACAGACTTTTTGAAAGGCTTAATGGTTACAAACTAGATTCAAGAAGTCAAAAACAAAAAGAATGGTTCTATTCTAACATTATGAGAATAGGAGAACCATATCTAAGAGAGCAGTTAATGAAATTATATAATATGCATTATCCAACTTACGACAATGATAGATATTAAACGAAGTCGATATGTAAATCAAATTGCAGAAGAATGGCTTGATATGGTAAAAAAGTTCTTTAATGATTCTTGTCGTCCTTATATCGAGTTGTCATTAAGAAAGAGGCGATATTTCAATTCATACGCCCAAAAGTTAAAGTATGAATGTTTGCGTGTGGTGTTTGATTATGCCAAGGATAGAAGGCTTAAAAAAGCATATATGGCAAAACTTGACTATTGGTGGAAACACATTGATGGCATCATATTAGCGAATCCCAATGTTATGGACACACAAATAAAAAAATGGAAGAAGAAAAAAATTGGGGATATTATGTTATTGAAAGTACTATCACCTGTACTCGTGAGCTATTATGACAATGTATCAAAAAAATATGGCCGAGATTTAGTCGACAAATTAAATATCAAGACATGCCCGTATTGTAATCGGCAATTTATATATACTTTCAATGGAAGAGCACCAGAACGTCCAGAACTGGATCATTTTTATCCGAAAGCTGATTATCCACTTTTCTGTTTGTCATTCTACAATCTTATTCCAGCCTGTCATTCTTGCAACCATGTAAAATCTGAAGAGGAAATAGGTATAAATCCTTATTATAGAGCTTTTAAAAGAAAATTTGTTATAACGGATAAATCAGGGAATATATTAACAAAATCCCAAATTTACAAACTGACAGAGAAAGAAATCAGATTGAATTTTAATGGTAATGATGTTGCAGAAGAAGCGAATGTGAGTGTATTAGGACTAAAAAATGTATATAATAAGCATACTGATTATGTAAAAGAACTGATAGACAAATCTATGGCTTACGATGCTAATGCCAGGAAAGCCTTGGTAGAAAGTTTTCAAGGTACAGGATATCATCCACGTCAGGTGTATGATTTTGTATGGGGCAGGCATTTAATGGAAGCTGAATACGAGGATAGACCTCTTTCAAAGCTAACAAAAGATATTTTGGATTTGTTGGATATTAGAAGGAGGTAAACGTAAAATAGGAAATATTATTATGAAAGGGAAGCAAATAAAAACAAATCCCTGTCGGTCGCACAAATGATAGTCTACTGGGATGGTTGAATTATAAATCAGGCAGATAGCAATATGGGCATAATCAATGCTACGGTTGCCATCTGGTCATCGTCGGTTACAAGGGTGATAACACCTGCACGTTCTTGCGTGCTTAACTGGAACTGTACCTCTTTGGTGGTGATATTTTCCAGCGTTTGTTTCAAAAACTCCGCTTTGAAGCTGATGCGCAAATTGCCGCCTTGATAGGCACAAAATACCATTTCCTCGGCATGGGTGGAATAATCAATATCCTTTCCTGAAAGCACCAACGACAATCCCGAAAAGTTCATGACCACCTCGCAACGTGCCTTATCCGCAAATACGCTTACCCGTCTGACGGCCGCCAACAGTTCGTTTTTGTCGAGAATGGCGGTTTTGTCGCTGTCTGTGGGGATAATGGCATTGTAGTTGGGGTATTTTCCCTCTATCAACCGTGTGCGGAAATAGTCTGTTTCTGTTTGGAAAGCCACTTCACGTTCAGTAATGAATACCTGTACTTTCTCGTCCGACTTGCTTGTCATGCTGCGCACAATCTTTGCTGCTCTTGAATGTAGCAGGAAACTGTACTCTTGTCCGTCATTCTCTACCTTGTAAGTGTTCCGTACTAACATGGAGCCATTGGTCGTGGCACATTGCAATTCATCACCTTTCTTGGTAAAATAGATGCCGGAAAATATAGGGCGAAGGTCATCGTTGCCAACGGCATATAAAGACTTGCCGATACTATCATTCAAGACAGATGCCTCGATAGTGACCTGTACGCTTTTCCCCATTGTGCCGGGAAGGGCGTAATCTTTTGCCGGAAATCCCACCATGTCGAACTGACCGTTGTTGTAGCGGATAACTACCGACAAATTTTCCTCGTCCGCTTCAAAAGTGACAGGCTGGTCGCCTAAGTTTTTCAACGAATCAAGCAGAAAACTCGCTGTGACACATAAACTTCCATTGTGCTCGTTGGCTCTGTCCATATCCATGACAGGGAGCGTACTGCATCGGCTGCAATCCATGTCGGATGCTGTTATTCTCAGCACACCGTCTTTGAGTTCCAACAGGAACGTAGAATAGATAGGCAATGCCACTTTACTGTTCATTACTTTTGCCAAGGCAACTAACTTGGCGTTCCATTCTGCTGCTAAAATAGTAAATCTCATATCGGATTTGATTTGTTTCCCTATCGTCGGGAGCCTTTGCCCCTTATTGTGAGGAAGTTATTTATGGTGCTCCGACCTAGCAGGTGCGTATGGCACAAACTTTTTGGTTGAAATATGCTTTTTACGCGTGTGGAAAAAGGAAGATTTCAATCATCGGGGCACTCACTATCTGAAAATCCGCCGCTTCCTGCCCCAAAAGTTTGGGTCAATCAAAGCAAACCTGCCAGAACTTTGCGCCGGAAATATCTCCGCCCAATGAGGGCATGGGTATATACGATTCACACCCTCTTGCATATAAATGGTAGAGAGTGGAATGCCTGTAAGCGTGATGTCGGAGTATGATTGACAGTCTGATTTTCCGTCGCAATCATAAACCCGGTTAAAAAAGGAGGTTTTGTTGCTTTGTCTTTCATCGTGTACCTCTATTTCATTATTCCTTTGCGGCATCAATCGAACAATCAACGCATAAACACAATACGAAATGAGTCCATTTTTGACATTTGCCATTTGCCTGAGCATCGCCTACCTCCTTTACTACGGTGCCAACATCGGCAAGGATTTATACGCTACCGGAAAGCAACTTACTTCCAACGAGGAAGTGTTTGAGATTGAAGACGTTCCAGTTGAAACCGCCGTTTCTGTGAATGAACAGGGAGACGGCTTTTTTATTGGCGATGCTGAACCGGAAGAAACTGCGGAAGTGCTTGACCCGGAAAAGGAAAGCGAAAAGAAAGAAACTGCCGAGACAGAGAGACGCATCGCTTCGCTGCAAGAGAACCTGGACAAAGCGGATGTAGTGAGCGAATACGGCATCACAGCCCCGGAACTCCATGAATTGCTGGAAGGCAAGAAAACTTCGCTGTTCAAACCAGAAATCAATGTCATCCGAAATGTATTGTAAGAAGATTATCCGCCATAACCTACCGGTGTTGTGCCTTCTTTCGGCACAGTCCGTTTCCGCCAAATGCGGCGGCGTAGATTACAGTTGGGGAGCCGATGCGCTGGCACTGATGCACGACTATGTAGTGACCATGATGCTGTATGTGCTATATCTGACCTATGCCATTGCCGCCCTTGTCACCATTTACGCCAGCCTGCAAATCTTCATCAAGATGAATGCCGGTGAGGAAGGTATAGTCAAGGAGATACTCATGGTTGTGGGAGCCTGTATGTTCATGATCGGAGCCTCTATCGTATTTCCGGCTTTCTTTGGATATCAAGTATAGAAAACACTCATCTGCGCAGAGAGTAGCATAATGTCTAATTAAAAACAAAAAAACGAATGTTGCAAAAAATCAAGAAAATGATGAAGGGCATCTGCTCTTCCGAAAGAATCAAGATGCTTTCACTTATGTTGCTGGTCGGAACGGTGACCGCCTTCGCCCAGAATGCGGCCGGTGATTACTCCGCCGGAACGACTGCCCTCGGCACGGTGACGGACGAAATCGCCAAGTACGTGCCGTATGTGGTGAAACTGTGTTACGCCATTGCCGGTATTGTAGCCGTTGTGGGAGCAATCAGTGTGTATATAAAAATGAACAATGAGGAACAGGATGTCAAGAATATCTTAGCCCTCCGAAATACGTTTGAAAAGACAAGAAAGCAAATGAAAGTAAATACTCTAAGTATCAATGCCTTAAGCGATAATTTGAATTTTCCGATGTTAGCCAAACTCACTCTTAAAAAGACATAAAAGACTGTTTCTTGTTTCCATTTTGTTTCTCGTTTCTCGGTTTATTTTCTTATCTTTACATCAGTTTTCCGAAGTAAGGGAAGGGAAAGAAAAGCAAATGTCAGCATAGGAAACCATATCTGACATGAACTTTCAACAAGAGGGAGAAAGACCCTCCAATGTAGCAGAATACAAAAACAAAATAACACTTCATACATCATGGCAAGACCAAAGAAACAAGTAAAGCTGAAAGAACCGATTAAAATTCGGTTGAAGTCGCTCGCAGATGGCAACAAGAGTATCTATCTTGACATCTACTATAAGGGAGTGAGAAAGTATGAATATCTCAAACTCTACCTCGTCCCCGAAATCAATCCCATTTGCAAGGAACAGAACAAGCAGACTATGGCGGTTGCAGAACGCATCAAGGCAGAGCGCATCAAAGCCCTGCATGGTCACGGCATACAGGATTGGGAAACCGTCAAGCAAGGTTCAATGCTTCTCACTACTTGGATAAAGAAGTATAGTGAAGGTGGTGTCGGCATCAAGAAGTCAACGCTCCATTGCCGTGTGGAAATGCTGCACACCGTTGAGAAGTATCTTGACGAGACTAACAAAGGCTTCATTTCTCTTGAAGAGGTCAATGCGGAGTTCTGCCGTGGATATGTGAAGTTCTTGCGTAACTTCCCAAACTCCCATATCAAGTATGGCGAGCCAAGACCTATCAGCGAGAATACGGCAAGCCGATACCTCGGAATGTTCTCCACTGCTCTCAATAACGCTGTGCGACAAGGCATTATCCGCAACAACCCTATGAAAGAACTGGATGCACGTGAGCGCATCCAACCCAAGGACGGCAAGAAAGAGTATCTGACCATTGAGGAACTTCGCACCCTCATGGCTACGGACAGTTATCGTCCGGAAGTCAAGGAGGCTTTCATCTTCGCCTGTTTTACTGGATTGCGATTAAGTGACATGTACCGTCTTGCTCCGATGCACATCTTCAAGACCGCTGACGGAAAAGGCGAATACATAGACATGGAAATGCAAAAGACGGAGAAGCCAGTTATAATACCTCTTTCGGAAGAGGCTAAGCGGTGGTTGCCAAAGTCAAGAGGAAATGATATTCCTTTCTTTGATATACCAACTACACAGACCGTTATAGGCAGAGCACTCCGCAAATGGGCGGAAGCGGCAGGGATAGAGAAGCATATCTCATTCCATTGCTCACGGCACACGTTCGGAACGATGATGCTCACGCTCGGTGCAGACCTTTTTACCACAAGCAAGCTGATGGGACACTCCAACATTCAGACCACGGAAATCTATGCTAAAATCGTGGATAAGAAAAAAGAGGAAGCCATCAATCTCATTGATGGTATGTTCAAATAACTCATAGACAACGAAAATATATAGAGACATGACAATAACTATCAGACAAAAGGCACTTGCCAACGACAACATAAGCTTGTATCTTGACATCTACGATGGTGGCAAGCGCAAGTTTGAATTTCTTTCCCTCTATTTGTTGCCGGAGGTTGATGCAGAGACCAAAGCAAGGAACGAAGAAACATTGCAACGTGCTCACCAGATAAGGGCAGAGCGTATTCTTCATCCAGAGACCATCCCAGAGGTAGGTCACTTGATGATTGTAAAGGAAATCCCCAATGACGAGTCTCCAGAAGTATTGGACTGGATCCAGACTTACATCGACTGGATGAGCGACAATACAGACTACTCCAAGGCTATTGTTGACCAATCAAAGTATCTGAAATACCTAATGAGCGAGTTCCTTGCCAACAAGCGCAGACCTCATATCACTCTGAGGAAGTTCGACAAGGAATGGTTCAAGGCATTCTTCCTTTGGTTGAAGAACGACTATGTGCCACAGAAGTATGTACGAGTTGAAGCCAAGCCTTTGTGTGAAGGCTCCCTTCACAATGTTCAACAGCGCATAGTGACGGTGTTCAACAAGGCTGTCAAGTTCGGCAAGTTGAAGGCTAACCCTTTCTACCAGTTGGAGAAGTCAGACGTCTTTCCCAAGCCAAAGACATCACATAAGCAGTATCTCACTCCAGATGAACTGAAAAAGTTTATGGCTTCAGATGAGAGAAGCCCAGGGGTTGCAGAGACACAAAAGGCTTTCGGTTTTGCCTGTCTAACAGGACTTCGTATCAGCGACATCAAGGCTTTAAGGTGGAACGACATCAAAAGAAACGAGGAAACGAACACGCTTGTAATCGTCCAAAAGAAAACCAAGACTCTCAATGCCGTACCAATCGGCAATACCGCCTTGTCATGGATGCCACCCAAAGGCAATGATGATTTTGTGTTTCACCTTCCTGCCAAGGCTAATGTGGATGCAGCCCTTAAAAGGATAGCTAAAAAGGTGGGCATTGAGAAGAATATCTCTTTTCACTGTGCCCGACATACATTCGGAATTTTGGTACAGGCGGTTACTGGTAACATTGAGACTACCAAGAAGCTGATGGGACACAAGTCACTCAAATCCACCGCCATCTATGCAGATGTGCTGACGCATGAAAAGGTCAAGGCTGTTGACAATATGAAGAAAGCCTTTCGAGGTCGCAAACAGCGTGAAGAGAACAAGCAAATACCGAGGACAAAGCGGACAGCAGCCACCAACACCCATCCACGCAGAATAACTTTTTTACAGGATAACAAGTAAACGGAACTTTTCAGGATAACAACCAGTTAATTTCACTTTTGTAGTCCCCGTTTTCGGGCAGGGATTTCTCTCTGCCTTGGGGGACTACACTTCCAAAACAAGCAGTACAACAAATCACAAACAATTAAATTACAGGATAATGAACAAAACTATCGACACCGAGACTCTTCTTTTGAAGGTAGAGTCACATGAGCACCGCATTGGGATAATGGAGAACCTACTCCGTGATGCCAAGCAAGTATTGACACTGGAGGAAGCAGCCTTATTCATGGGCATATCAAAGAGCAGTCTCTACAAGATGACACACAAGCATGAACTTCCGTTCTTCCGTCCCAACGGCAAGATTATATACTTTGAAAAGTCCGAACTCTTGAACTGGATGCGCCAGAACCGCAGTATGTCCGAGGCTGAGACCAAGGCAGCAGCGACCAAGCACATGAGTGAACTTTGTAAATAGACACGGCGATGATGAAGGATAATATTTCCCATGAGGAGTATAGAAGCAAGTTGGCAAATGTCGCTGACCTTGCCGTGAGCTACATCAATACTGGCAACGGCTACTTTCGGATGCGTGATGCTTTCAACGGACTTGCCGAACAATGCGGAGCCAACAAGGGCATCAATGATGAAGCAACTGTCGGCAGAAGAAAACTTCTTGCCCAGTCTGTTTGCATTGAGTGCATTTCACGATTAAGCAGCCATTCTAATGACAGGTTGCAAGGCGAGCTCTATGTTATAGCAGAGGACATTTCCCCAAGGCGAGGACGGCACAGATGATTTTCTCTTTACTGAGAAAAACAGTCTTGCCATTTATGGTTATAATATTCAAAATTTACAGAAGATGGATAAACAAAAGATACATTACTGCTTCACGCTGTCCGATGTACAGATGGAGTATCTTCGCTGCAAGAAGTACAAGATTGACCGCATGGAATGCTTCATGTCTCTTGCCTCTCTTGCCGAACGTGAAACAACACTTGTACCTATCAGCAAGACCCAACAAGTGGAAATCTTGTGTGGGCAATGTCTGGTTGACAATACCCAACTTGCCAAACTCTGGGATAAAGACCGCAAGACCGTACCCAAACTTTTACAGGCTATGGAGGCTGTGGGCATTTCCTCTTCACAAAAAGTTGGAGACAACCGTATCATTACCCTGCATTCCCTCTCTGGTTGGTATGTGGACGGAAGATTTGTCAAGAACGGCTTTTCATTGAAGCGCAATGCGGATGGCTCTGCAATCATTCACACGGAAGTTCCACAAGCAAGAGTAATTGTTACGACAACGGAGGTTGATACAAAGTCGGACAAGGAAGATTGACATTCTGCCAATGGAATATCCGATACTGACAACAAGGGCAATTCTTCTACGGCAGGTATTTCTTCTTCCCTAAATTCGGCTTCATCTAATGATAAAGGAAGCGTGGGTAAGGTCGGAACGAATGGCAATCTTTCCAATGCTGTTACTGGTGGAATTTCCCCACAACAAAACTACTCCAGACAGTCTGTTGGCAATCCTTCTTCCATGCAAGAAGCAGATGCCAAACAGAATGATGGAGAACACAACACATATCCACAGCATCTGGCAGAAGGACAAACAAAACAGTCTAACGGTTCTAATGCCAATGGTTACAAGGCTAACAGCTACCATAACGGCAATCAATAGGCATACAGAGGCTTATGAGCCACCATACAGAGAAATCATCCCAAAGGACGATTGACCGCCATAGGCTACCGCCAAACTGTTATATGTTTAAGCAGCCTTGGGGACGGACGCTGTTAAAAGTGCCGTCATTTTATAGGTACTTTTCGAGAAATCCTTTTGTAATACAGAAGCCGTGTCCGTCTTTCTGTATTCCTAAAAGTTTCTCGGACTACTCGCAGGCTCGCAGTCGTGACCACCTTTGCAAGGTGCTTGTAATCATCCCATTTTAATCAGAGACAAGGACAAATGAGAAAGAAGAACATCATAAGGAAACCGCCTACGGAAGTCCACACCTACCGATGTACGAAAGAAGAGTTGAAGCAGCTCCAGACGCTTGCCAAGGAGTGTGGAATTAGTCTGAGCCGCTATGTCGTTGAGACTGGTTTGAAGCACCGTCCACGCATGAGACTCACCAAGGAAGAGGTGGATGCCCTCAACTCTCTCGCCATCGCAAGGACGGATTTGATAAAAATCAGCAACGTGCTATCCAAGAAAACGGCTGAGGAAAAGGCTCGGTTCTTCAAGAATGAGAAGTTCATGCGATGGTGGATTGATGCCGTTGTAGGACTTATCCAACATTGGTATAGCATTGAAGAGAATATCGCAACAAACGTACAGACCAAATCAAAGGAAGATACATGATTATGCTCGCAAAGGTTGTATCGTATGGAGGCAATTCCGTAAGGTACGCATTGGAAAAGGAGAATGCAAAGACGGTCAAGGTGAACAATATGCCCGATGGTCTTGACCCTACCGCCATCTGGTACATGATGAAGCATCATTGTCAGTATCATCAGGCAGAAAGGACGGTGGGCAGAAAGTTGGAAAGGTTCATGACCACTTTTGTACTATCCCCATCAAAGGAGGAATCTGCCAACTTCACGATGGAAGATTGGGCAAACCTCCAAGACGAAGCATTGGAAGTTTTGGATTCTGTTGGACTTACGCCCAACGGTTTCTCCAATGAGATAAAGACCAATTTCACCAATTCTATGAATGTGGGTGGACTGCACTCTGATTCCAAGTCTGGAACGCTGCACCTTCACATTGATTGTTGTCGCGTGGATATGGAGGGTAACACCAACGATGTACATGATATTCATCTTCGGGCAATGAAGGCTGCGGAAATCATCAATATGAGGCATGGGTGGGAACAACCGCAGGAGATTCGGAATATGCGGAAAGTGGAGCTTGTGGAGGACTGTGAACATACTCTCAAAGATATGCAACAGTTCAACATTGACAGATACTTCAATCTGTTGCGCATGAAAGGCTATGAGGTAAAACCCCGTTACGACAAGCAACGGAAACTTGTCGGCTACACTGTCGGCAAGAACGCTTCCGTGTTCAAGGCTTCTGAGATTGGCAGAAAGTTTATGGCATCAAAGATTGAAGACACATGGAAGAAACTGCACCCACAACCTACACAGGTCAAGGAAAAGCCAGTTTCTCCATCCGTTGCTTCTACGCCTCGCCCAGTTCGTCCTGTCGCTCAGACTTCAACAGCATCACAACCAAAGGCGCAACCTCAAATTACACAAACGGCATTCACAATCAACATTGGCGATGAAGTCAAAAAGGTGTGGATTCCGAACTCTGTCAAAGATGTCTTTACTAATGAGGTTCAGATTCCAGAGGATAATGATATTGCGACAACAGAGAATGTCGCTCATGTAGCGATGCTGTTGTTTGCAGGGTACATTGACGCAGCCACTTCCATGTCGGAGTCATGTGGCGGTGGCGGTTCCGCTCCCTCTTCTGGTTGGGGCAAGAAGGACGATGAAGATGACTGGAAGTTTGCCCACCGTTGCGCACAGATGGCTCATTCCATGTGCAAGCCTAAACCACGCAGCAGAAGTTTCCACCGATAAATCAATGAAATATGGCAATCAGAAAAAGCAAGATAAACATAGACACAGAAGAAAGATCCGACTTCGACAACATGTTGAATGATGTCGAAAACGAGGTTGAGGAACAGCAAGCCGAAGACGGACTTGTAAGCCGTGTTCCTGAGTTGAAGCAGTTAAGTGAGGACATTGATAAGGCTACAAATACATTTATCAATGCCACACTTGAACTGGAATCTGCCATTCAGCAGTATCAACGTGCAGAAGCCAAATTAGGTGGTGCTGTGACTACTATCAGCAAAAAGGTAGATACCATCAATCAGCACATAGACAAAGTTTTGGAAAATGCGCCAACACAATTAAAGGTGTCCGTGCAAGTCAATGATGCTGACTGGCAGAAGATTCAAGAACTGTTTGCCAAAGAACGCCAATGGATGACCGCACAGATGCAGATGCATATCCGTGAGGTCAATTCAATGTTTGCTGATGAACGGAAGAAAGTTCGTGAACGATACAAGGAATATGATGGTTGCTATCTCGGTCACTATGCCCAGTGGTTCTTCTGGCTCTTCTTTACGATTGGCATTTTTGTGGTTGCTGGTGGTATAGGGATGATGATTGCACAGAATTATGTCAAATAATCTCTGTCATGCTGGGATAATAATTGATATTTGTTCACAACTTAAAAAAGGTACACATTTTTAGAAAATAATGCACACTCTTAATATACAGAAACTGCTTCATAAGCAATATTCGAAATATTAGCCTTCATTAAAGCGTTTTTTACTTTGTCTGAAATACATATAGCTGCAGTTATTTGCCATAAATCATTCATTGCTGGTTTTGGAAATATACTGTAATCTTTTATTTTCAAAGAGGAATATGCTGGTTTTATTAAACCACTATTATTAGAATAAAAGCATTTATCCTTATTTAGCACATCTAATTCCTCAATAAAATGTGGAATATAGTATGTTCTGGTTTCTTTTCCACAACAAATATTGCATGAAATCCACTTAAGACCTTCTTTTCCTGTCAACATCTTCTCAATTATTTTTTTTAATTTTTCCGAGAACAAAGGCCATGCTAAACTATTTGGTTGGTAATCCAACCAAATAGTTTCTACACGTGAGAAATCATTAGAATAATGTATTCCGTCACTTTTTACCATTAAAGCTTTAAGAGTAAAATCAAATGGCATTACATCTGATTCTCTTAGAGCACCGATTAATTCATGCGCTAAACCAACATTGTCGGGAGCACATGCAATTGCAACATTCTTAAAATGTTTCAATCCCATTAAATAATATTTCATAACACTACTGTCCAAAAAAATTTGCCTTCCAGTTAACTACGTTTCTTGGATGAATCCTAAATATCTAAATTACACAACAAATAGCATAAAACTTCCAAAATCTGTACCACCATAAGGATATAAAATCCTTATATCTTTTTTATGCTGGCATATTGAGGACATAGAAATTATTACATCTTGGTTTTCCCCATACCTATTCTTTACGGGGAGCAAAGCCCCTTCCAAGATAGCCACTATCTCGCTTTTTACAAAGGTACTACCATGTTGTATTAGGAAGTTTTGGGAATCATATATTCCTGAAAACAAGAATCTAATTGCAGTCTTTAAATCTTCAAAAGTTTCTATTTCTATAACGCCCAAGAACACAATGGTGTTGTTGCTTATGGGAACACTCCAAGTTTGGATTTCTTCACTGAAATAAAATCCTGTCAAATCAAAATGAAAAGTTTTTCTTACCAACAAACTGTCTTTAAGTTCATTGGAATGCGTAACCAATATGTAATGAGCATTAGGATTTGCCTTATATAATTTCTCTGCAAAGGAGGTGTAATCATCATCTTTTGCATCTCCTATATAGTCATAGTCTATCAAGCGAACGTCAATTTGTGGGTTCATGCCAAACAATTCCTTTATTTGGGAGGGCATACTGACAGTAGCGTCCTCTCCTATGGATTTAAATTTCGTAGAAAGCAAAATATCGTTGTTCATAATTTCTTACTTGGTTTATTCTTCGTTTTGAACAATTATTTTGAAATGAATAGGAACTGGTGGGTTTTGGTTATTGAAATAGTTTTCAAATAACTTTTGCTCATCATCATCATTGACGACACCCCCTATAATTAGTTCCTTGGGATTCACAAAACTACGTCCTATGTATATGAGGACATCAGGATATTCTTTGCCGATGCGCAATCTGGCATTTTCTATCCAGTCCTCAATCTTCATGATTATCTGTCCGTCTTTGCTACATACCCATTCGAAGTCTTCTGCAATTTCTTTCACTGCGGATTTAAGTTCATCATAAAGCATAGAGGGTAAATTGCTTTTGTTATTTTTTACGAAGCATTTTAGCCTTTTTATATCATCCTTGTTGTTTACTTTTGAAATGAGTCTAAGTTCTTGCCCCAATTTCATATTTATCTGTTGGATGTCAGACAATATCCAGTCGTTAATGGAATCTTTCAATAATTCTTTTATGGGATACTGTATGGTGTTTTCCTTCTCTATTTTGAACCGATTGAGTTGTTGTATTTTCTGTTCTTCCATAATCTTTGTTTTTGAATCCACGATTTCCAGTTACCTATGATACAAGCAATACCCCCTCCTGTAGTCTTGGGGAGATAATCTTTTTTTGTTTTCAAACGCCATTTTATAGTCTTTCATATACCATTCCCATGCTTCTTGCATTACATAATTTTTGTCATATAATATCCAAATTAACCTGTCCCATTCGTAGTTCGAGGCTTTGGGAACCATCGTTACTTTACTTCCTTTTTTACCGCTTGGACGATTGGCTTTTACTTGATACCTTATATTTCTATAAACGAAATCCGTCCCTTTGGCAACAGCAGTTTTATCTTTCATGTAGTCAGAATATTCTTTTTCAGACATACCAACCAACATTGCAGCATCATATTCAGAAATGGAACTTGTAATAGACGGTGCAACCCCAAAACTTGCTTGCCATTGTAACACAATATCTACCAGTTTATCTCTTAACTTTATTTTTTCTTCCATAGTTGTGTAAAATTGAACTTGCAGATTTACAATTCCACAGAAAGTGAATGTTTATTATAGTATAATACAAAAAAAACTAATTCTTGCGAAAGTAGAACAGGTCTCCGCATGAAGAACTATCCTTATCGTTATAATGGAAGAATAATAGTTGTGGTATCGAATCCTTCATATTGATTTTTTTGCTACTTCTTGTTTCTACATTATAGATGCAAATATTGTTAGATGAAATCTTTACGGAATAAAAGTTGTTCAATCCAGTATATTCTCCGAATAAATTTCCATTTGTGAAGAACCTAATAGAAACTAATGCTCGTTGAGCATCTTTATACTGACCAGACAATACTGTTTTTTGTAACACCTCAAACATTCTGCTGCTTACTTGTAATGAGCCCAAATATCTGTAGTTGTAATCATTGACCATGTTGTCAGAAGTTATCTCCATGGAGAGCGTCATAGAATCATTTTTCGATTTTAAACATAGCATTTCTAATTCATCCTCTATGCTCTCCACAGAACAATTACACATTTCGTTTGTGGAGGAATTTGTTTTTTTGCAACCAACGAACAAAATACATAATGATATATATATGCTGATAGTTATAAATTTCATCATAGTCAATTCTTAATATTTATCTAAGCCTTCAAAAGAGACATTTGAAATATTGTGTCTTTCAATGAGTTCTTTAACTCGTAAAGAACAAACTATAGCCCCACTATCTTTCAAATAAAAGAGTTCTTCTCCATTCCACGAGGTGAAATCTATTTGGAAAGTCCCATAAATATGGTCTCCGTCAGAATCATGTTCACAGATAGAATCTATTTGCGTTTCTAACAGAGCATAGTATTGCAACCTTGAACCATATATTTTTATGGGGATAAAAGAAACTCCCTTTACTCCATTATTTTCCAACAAATCTTTGAAGTTATCGGAAATAAATCTTAATGGTCCTTGGTCACCTATGAAGTCATAAAATACATCTCCTTCATCGATGTGGAAGAGATTGTTGTCTTTTACATGTTGTAAATCAGGAAAAATTTGAAAAGGGTCGTAACTAACATCAGCTTGTAGCCTAACTTGCCTTTTCTTATGTCCTAACATTATAGTTGTAAAATTCATAGTGCTATCGAATTTGTAATCCGTACTCCAATGATTATGATTCACACAAGTCTTTGCATTTCTCCCAATGGACATCAAATTCCTCTTTGCTAATCAACATATTGGTTTCTATTGAATACAAGTCATATTGCAGGATGATGGACATCGTAGGATTGGACTTAGTAAAGTCTTCTGGCACACATTCATCTTCCTCGACATTGACGAAGGTATAATTTCCATCTGAAGATATGGTAATCGCTTTCAGCACTCTCACGCCATCGTATTCGCCATAGCAAATCGTGTTGAACACCTTGATTTTAAAATAGACTTCACATACTAAAATGCCATTCTCGTTAGTTCTATATGGAAGCGACTTCTTGAGTTCAAGGAGTATGTGAGCAAATGCCAACAAAAGTGTTTTCTTAGCTTTCTTAGCAGGGATTATCAGACTGAACCCCTGCCCTAATTCACCATGCCTATCTATTACAATTTTTACATAAGGCGCTTTCTGGGCAATAATTGTATTTATGTCTTCTATTGCTTTGTTCCAAGTCTCTACAATATTGGGGAGAACCATATAAATACAGCAACAGAGGTGAAACTCCTTGGTTTCAGGCTTGTATTGAATGAAGAAATTTCCCAAAGAAAAAGACTCAAACAATGGGTCACCAATCATCCGAAAATCATTTGGAGAATTCGGACAAATGGTTCTCAGCATATTAACTCTCTTTCGGAACCACCGTTCATGTCGATTGAGATATCTCTGAACAATATCAGCAACAACCACAACACAAACTATTATAACTATTCCGACAGTTTCCGAAAATGCCTGAGTAAGAGCTTTTAGCCCCAATATGATGCAAATGCACCATAATACGAATAAGCCAAGTTTTTTGATTATCATAAGGCAATTCACTAACTATTGTTTGACATTGTCTTTCATTTCCTATATAGTGGTACGCTCCGTCTCATCCGTATGCACACTTATATTATTCGTGTTTGCTACGGAATTTCATATATAAGCCCACAATTATTAGCATATTTATGACAAGTCCAATAAAATTTACAATAACACCGACATCAAATATTTGGTAAATCATACCTATTATATTGTCGTTATCTATAGTTTCCACCTCGTATTTTATGCTGATATATGCATTTACAGCAAATATGGCATAAAACACAACCAGTAAAAAAAATACAGTTAAGCAAATCATTAACAATTTTCTCATAACAAATATTTCATCAATCGGGTATTTTATTCACAATCACTACTAATTAGTACGCTCCTTCTCATCTGTAATAAGTTCTTTCATATCCACAGACAACAACTGCGCAATTTCAAGAAGTGTAGTAAGATTGGGTTGAGAGCGGTTGCATACATAAGCATTGACCGTACTGAAACTCCTTCCTAACTTCTTTGCAAGCCATGTTTGGCTTATCCCTTTGTCCTCTAAGACTGCTCTTATGCGATTTAACTTCATGTTTTTATCGTTTTTACGCTACAAAAATAATATTTTATCGTGATAATCCATCCAAATCCCTTGGATATCTGCTGTATTCCGACGTTATTTAGATAAAATAGAAATATAATCTGCAAAAATGGAACAAAACAATTGGTTTTCCAATACGGTAAGATACCTGTATGCGTTCATAAATATTTGTTCTCTTTGTCATACTCTTAAAATGACAAAATCGGAAATTTATCATTGTTTTCAGTGTTAATTTATGTTTTCTCATGCTTTCATTTTGGGGTTTCTTGATTTTGTTGTTCCTAATTTGTTTCTTTCGTCATTTTATCATTCCAATTAGTATTGATTATCAGTATATTACGAGCAATCAGTAAGATTTCAAGAAGTCCATCATGATGATTGTGGGCGCCTGTATCTTCCTTGTGGCCGCGGCACAGGCACTTCCGTTGTTCTTTGGTATCTCCGCTTGACAGCGCATGGGAACCGGAACGGACAACAGCCGCTACACGGGATACCCACTGTTCAAGGGGCTTCAACGGCCTCTTGAACTGATGGGGCTTCAAGGCAGATATATCTATTGGGCAGCGGGAGCTATCGGTGGGGCCATTCTCGGCTTCATCTTGATCTACTGCCTGATAGGATTCCTTGCCGGGCTGCTCACTTTGGTGGCATCCCTCGCCGTAGGTGCAGGATTTATCCTGCTAAAACAGCGCAAAGGGCTGCACAGCAAGAAGAACGATAAGGGAGTATTCATCTATGCTTATTCAAAAAGGAAATGATAATGACCGAAGTTTATAAAAAAGGTAAAACCGTTTGGTTGCTTATTTCAAGTGTTCTGCTATTCGTTTCTTGCGGAGAACGGCAGGCAACAAAATCCGTTACGGTGGAAGCGCAACAGACAGCCGGTAAAATCCGGCAAAACTGGACAACCGCTTGCCGTCCGTTGGCAATCACTTTAGAGGGAATGGAAGCCAAGCTGCCGGATATCGGTGTGTACCTGCACCTTGCGGATGCCACAGACACGGAACGGAACGCCTTTCACGGTGTACCGTTTGTTTACGAGAATGGGCGTTATGTGGCGAAGAGACATCATACTGTAACCGCTGACACGCTCGCTGTCGTGTATGCCTGCTTCCCTTATCATAGAGGACTGGCCGCAGATGATAGTCTTGTGCTGGCGGCCCCTTTCGGGGAGAACCTGTACGGCGTGGAGACTGCCCGACATATCGGCAAGGAGATTTCCGTGGAAATGGATTGGCGCAGTTCGATGGTGCTGCTCGGTATCGGCTGCGAGAGTGACCGGCTGCAAGAACGGCTGGACGGACTTGCGCTTATGGGTGAAAACCTTTGCGAACGGGCCACCTATCAGCCTTACTTGGGCAAATGGCAACCTGTGAGCAAAGGTGGCACGCTGAACGCCACGGATGCAGACTGTCTGCTGAACAATGGCCGGAGACATGACTTCTATCTGGTGCCTACCGATACGGAAGGTGCAGTGACGGTTGTCGCCACTATTGACGGACACCCATACACTGTACGGACAACATTGCCGCCCATGCAGGCAGGAAGCCTTGTGAGGCTGAACCTGCGCAAAAGCAAGGAGGGGCTGGCGGTGAGTGGCAGTTGGGTGGAAACCCGGCGCAAACTCCGCTACCGACCTATGCAACGTGTGGATTCCGTGGAAGTAGGCCACTATCTGCAAAGGGACGGCGGGATATGCACCGAGCGTGACAGCAATTCCATTGCCGTGGTGGTGGAAACAGACGGAAGACAGGGCAAAGCGGTGGCGTTGCGCGACTGCGAGGGCCGGTATTGCCATTCCAGAAAGGCTTTAACTGTCGGAAAGAGCTTTCAGACCATTGACGGTAAACGCAAAGAGGGAGTCATCAATCCCCGACAAACGGATGAAATCAGTGACGAGAACAGACTCATCTTTACTGCGGAAATACCCTATGGCGAGCAATGCGCTTTCGGTTTTACAGACGGTGCCGGCCTTACCCAAAGGCTGATTGACAAGTATCGCCAAACGGAGTATGTCCACGGAAAAAACGGAGGTCTGTTCGCCCGGAAAGAGATGCTTTCCGAAGTGGAACGGCATCCGGGAAGCTATGTACCGTCACTTGCAGAGCTGGCACAGTTCTATTATCGCCGACAACTCGGAGAAGTGACCGACTGTGAACTGATGCAGGGAGAATACCTGACCGTCAGCGAAAGTTCAGACAAGACCTTTTACCTGATTGACATGGAGAACGGCATTGTGACCGGCACCTTGTCGAAACAATACGCAGGCTTACGACTGCGGTTATTCTATCTATTTTGATTCACCTAAAAAACAACACAAATGAACAACCTGGTAATATACAACGAAGCGGAAATCAATTCAGTGGAAATCTGTGTGCTTCCACCTTTATTCAAAGTAAAAGTAGCTATGGACTCCGACACCGATGCCACTGTGACGATTACAGACATTGGCGGTAGAGAGGATTTTGCATCCGTGTGCATTGGAACGAACCGGAAGGAGTTCACCGATGTAGAGTTTACCGACAGGGAAAGGCTCTATATTGGTAGGGAAGTGGCACGCTGTATTGCGGCGGACATCGCCCTGTTTGTAGGACATGGCATCGTGCCTTACGAATGTTGCAATGAACATCCTACGTTTGACCTGTTCAAGTTTTCGGATAAATGGGAGAATGATTTAGCCTTCGGTATCCGAAAGATTTATTACGCCCGACGTGACGGAAGCCCCAAACAATAACGCCCATGACTATTTATATTCTATTGATTCTTTCGGCTATCGGTACGGGTATGGCCATATCGGTATACACTTTTGGCACAGGAGGAAAGCGCAAGCGTATCTTCCAGGACATCTACTTCTCCGTGGAAGACAACAAGGGTGTCGGCGTGGTCTATACCAAAAACGGGGAGTATGCGGCTATCCTGCGCATGGAGAATCCGGTGGATAAATACTCTGCCGACATAGACGGATACTATGAATACACCCGACTGTTCACCGCCATTGTCCAGACACTTGGTGAAGGATACGCGCTGCACAAGCAAGACATATTCGTACGCAAGCCGTTCCGTGAGGAGAATGGAGGCAAGCGTGAATATCTGTCAGAATCCTATTTTCGCTACTTTGATGGCAGGGAATATACAGACAGCCTGACTTACCTGACCGTGACACAGGAAGCGCAAAAGAGCCGCCTCTTTTCTTTCGACAACAAGAGGTGGCGTGACTTTCTGGTGAAAATCCGCAAAGTACAAGACCAATTGAAGGATACCGGCGTACGTGCCGAGTTTCTGACAAAGGAAGCCGCCTGCGAGTATATCGACCGCTATTTTGCCATGGACTTTACCCACAAGACACTCTCAATGAACAACTTCAAGGTGGATGAGGAATGTGTGCGCATGGGTGACCAGAAATGTAAAATATTCTCACTCGTGGATGTAGACAGCATCAACCTGCCCGGCTTGGTACGTCCCTTTGCCAATATCGAGGTAAACAACACGCGGATGCCTGTTGATTTAATGGCAGCCATTGACCAAATCCCCGAAGCGAGGACGGTCATTTACAACCAGATGATTTTCATTCCTAACCAAAAGAGGGAGCTTGCACTACTGGAAAAGAAGAAAAACCGCCACGCCAGTATTCCCAATCCGGGCAACCAAATGGCCGTAGAGGACATCAAGCAAGTGCAGGAAGTCATGGCCAGGGAGGGAAAGCAACTGGTATATACGCATTACAACCTTGTAGTGTGCTGCAACAATGATACCGATTTGCAGAAGCCGACCAATCATCTGGAGAATACATTCGGGCGCATGGGAATCCATATTTCCAAGAGGGCTTACAACCAACTGGAGCTGTTTGTCAATTCGTTCCCAGGCAACTGCTACGGCATGAGTGCGGAGTATGACCGCTTCCTGACGTTGGGTGATGCCGCCACATGCCTGATGTATAAAGAAAAGATACAGCACAGCGAGGAAACTCCGCTAAAAATATACTATACGGACAGGCAGGGCGTGCCGGTAGCCATAGACATCACAGGAAAAGAGGGAAAGAACAAGCTGACAGACAACTCCAACTTCTTCTGCTTGGGACCTTCGGGAAGCGGGAAGTCGTTCCACATGAATAGTGTAGTGCGCCAACTGCACGAACAAGGAACCGATGTGGTGATGGTAGATACGGGTAATTCATACGAGGGGTTGTGTGAGTACCTCGGTGGAAAATATATCAGTTACACCGAAGAAAAGCCCATTACGATGAACCCTTTCAACATCACGCAAGCGGAACTGAACATTGAGAAGATAGACTTTCTGAAGAACCTGATACTGCTGATATGGAAAGGTTCGGACGGTAAAATTTCGGAATTGGAGTTCCGTATCATCGAGCAGATTGTGACAGACTACTACGATGCCTATTTCCACGGCTTCGGGGGGTATGACCCGGTGCAGCGCGAAACACTGCGCAAGACACTGACCGCCGCCGAAAAGCGCAGAGGCACGTGGAGTGTAGAGGAAATGGAGACACTCGGTGAGAAGATTGATGCAAAAATCAAACTGTTGGAGGAACGGCGGAAAGCTTTGACGGTGGCTTTGCTGTCGTTCAATACCTTCTACGAATACTCCTGTGAACGGTTGGAACTTATTTGTCTGGAGAACAACATCACCGAAATCGACTACGACAAATACTCGTACATGATCCAGCCTTTCTATAAGGGTGGCAACTACGATAAGATACTTAACGAAAATGTGGACACCACGCTGTTCTCGGAGACCTTTATTGTTTTTGAAGTGGATGCAATCAAAGAAAATAAGAAACTTTTTCCTATTGTCACGCTTATCATCATGGACGTGTTCCTGCAAAAAATGCGTCTGAAAAAGAACCGGAAAGTCCTTGTGATAGAGGAAGCGTGGAAGGCTATCGCCTCACCACTCATGGCGGAATACATCAAGTTTATGTATAAGACGGCAAGAAAGTTTTGGGCAAGTGTCGGTGTAGTGACCCAGGAAATACAGGACATTATAGGCAGCGAAATCGTGAAAGAGGCCATTATCAACAACTCCGATGTGGTGATGCTGCTTGACCAAAGCAAGTTCAAGGAACGCTTCGGCAACATCAAGACCATTCTCGGGCTGACCGATGTGGAGTGCAGGAAGATATTTACGGTCAACCGGCTGGAAAACAAGGAAGGACGCAGTTTCTTCCGGGAGGTATTCATCCGACGTGGTGCAACCAGCGGAGTGTATGGCGTGGAAGAGTCAAGGGAATGCTACATGACCTACACCACCGAACGGGCGGAAAAAGAGGCCCTGAAACTCTACAAGGCAGAGCTGAAATGCAGCCACCAAGAAGCCACGAAAGCCTATTGCCGGGACTGGGAGCTGTCGGGCATCGAAAAATCGTTGCCTTTTGCCCAAATGGTAAACAAGGCAGGTAAAGTATTGAACCTGAAAGAAACACAATCCTAAAAACATATTATCATGCAAGAAGAAAAATTTATCAACGAGTTCTGGAAATCCAACGAACGCAGCAATTTCTCCAAAGAAGCGACGGTGCTGTTCTTCTACCTTATTTATATCTGGAAGAACGAGGGCAAACCCGAAAAATTCTATGTGCATCCGGCAAGCCTGCTTTGCAAAGTGCGCGGATTTACCGTAAAGGACGTGCTATCAGCCAGCAAGGAACTGCAAGAGCGGAACTACATCCGCTTTACGGCGCCGGAAAAGGACTGGTGTTCGGGAGAATACAGCCTGTGCATGGAGCGTGCCGGGCAAGGGAAAGAGATAGCGGTTGACAGTAAATAATCCTTTAAACGCCCGCTCTGCCATGTATAGAATCCTGTTGCTTCTGACCGTAGCCTGCACCTTTGTCCTTTCGGCAAGGGCACAGCATGTGAACTACGACAAGAAAACGGTAGCCGCCATGGTTGCCGCCTACGGCACGGAGGCGATGGCCGAAGCCTATTACAATGAGCAGGTGAAAGCCATACTGGAACGGTATAACGCCGCCGAAATCGCCGCCGCCGGAATTTTTACATCCAAATTCCTTGACCGCAAGGGATTGACGGAACTAGGTATCTGGAGCAGCCACACGGAGAACCAATACTACCGGAGGATTTACCACCTGGTAAGTGTCAAAATCATGCCGAAGATATGGACGGTAGCCGGGATGATGCTCCGCTCACCCCAGACCGCCCTTTATTGGGGAAGCTACCTGATGAAAATCTGCACGGAAGTGAAAACGCTCTGTATGCAGTTTGAGTCGGTAGTGACCAATGGCAGCCTGTCGTTCAGCAACATCGCTTTCCTGCAACTGAATCCGCAGGTGGCCTCGCTGTTCACCCTGTCGGAGAACGGCGGTATCGACTGGGAAACCTTCCTTGACGATTTGGGCGACGTTCCGCACCACTTCACCAAAGAGAACCTAAAGGCTGACTTGGACAAGCTCTATAACATGGGGGTGAGTATCGCCACTGCCGGTACGGAGAACTTAAGCGGACGTATCTTGGGAGAGAGCAGTTTCCATGGCCTGCTGCAAGGGAACATAGCCACCATAGCCCACGCCGTGGAAAGCAGCTATGACTTGTATCAGAGCCTTGACCGGTCAGTAGGTGGCACGTTGCTCTCCTTAGTCGGAGGAACGGAGAATGTGGCAGGGCTGTTCCAACTTGACAATTACAACCTGACGGCATGGATGACCGACTACCTGCGCGAGACAATGGGGCAATATTACACCCAACGGTGGTACATTTACCGCAGGGATGCCGGGCAGGAGGTGCTTTGCGACTATTCTCCTGCCACGGACGACAACAGCATAATTAACGGCGGGGAATGGACACGATTCAGCACCTCCGATGCCAACTTCTACCCGAATGCCGCCCAGACCGAGCAGATACTCCGCAACTCGGAGCGCCATGCCGGATGGTCAAGGATCCAGGTGGAGCAACTGAACAGGCAGAATGACGGCAATACCTACGCTATCAGCTACTACCGCTCCAGCTATATCATTTCGCAAAAGGGCAAGCAAACCAAGAAAGCCTACGCATACAGTATCAGAGTGACGAAAAGCTGGAACCATACGGAAGAAGTGTATGAGGACGTGTTCGACTCATATACCATGGACTTGAACACTTTTAAGAGGCAACTTCAAGCCCGGCTGTCGGAATACAACGAGAACGAGGAAGGCCTCGTATATTACATCGGCTCCGATGCGAAAAACTACTACCAAGCTACGGATGAAGCAAAGTTGAAGGGCTGCGAGAGCGTGATGATAAGCGTGACCTGCCATGAGGGGGTAAGCCTGATTTCCGGCACCACCCAATACAAATGCCGCAGTTGCGAAGGCAGCCTGAACGCCCACTCGAAGGAGTGCGTGATGCGGACAACCGTGCCGGGAGACGAAACACTGGACCTGTCCGGTTTGGACGAACTGGAGCAGGAATACAATGGGGAGGCCGCCGCACTGCAAGCCCTGATAGACGAGCTGAAGGTTGAGAATGCGGAACTAGTCAAGCAGATAGCTTCCGCCACCGTGGAGGAAGCCGCCGCCCTTCGGCAAGCCTATAACAACAATAAGAACGAAATAGACCGGATAGAGACGGAACTTTCCGCCGTGTGTCGGAAGCAGGCGGAATTGGCACAAGCCAAAGAGGAAGCCGCTGCCGACAACGACGTGCCTACCGATGATTACTACCGTATTCCGGCAATCATGCAGAACTGCAAGGCGGCCTACGATCTGACATGGAAAGGCGAAGGTCGGTGGTCGGGCTATACCTACCTGCGTGAGTCCGCCGCCCCGAACATCAACGGGGTGATTACATTCCGTGCCTCGTTGCGGATTGCCCGGAAGCCGAAATACTTTCTCGGTATCAAGATACACCGCGCCATTATGGAAATCAGTTGGGAACTGACCGCCGAATACAGCGACACGGAGGTGGTGGACATCATTCAATTAGATTCGGAGAAAAGCGAGACTGAGAAGAAGAACGAAGTGAATAGCCGCCTGTCGGAAATCGCCCGTGAATACCCCTCCTGTGAGATAAGCACGGAATACTTCCGGAGCGAACCGCCGGAAACAGATAACACCGGGGACACCTTTCATCTGCTGTGGTCATCAGACCGACTGGAAATCGCCCGTCAGGTGCATACGAGACTGAGCCATATCTATGCCGACTTGGTATCGCTGGAGAAAATGATGCACTACAAGCTCTCCATTGTAGATGTGTTGCGTGATGCGGCTCCCTATATCAATGAGGAACGAGGACGGCGGCTGACTCTGGTAGAGCAATGCCGGAGACGGTGGTTGCGCGGGGCGGCTGAAAGCCTGCACTCCGTGGACTATAACGGCAAATACGAAGATAAAGAAAGGAGGAACGAAAATGAATAACCGGACACGATACCTGCTCCTGCTCCTGTTGGCGGTGCTGGACACCCATGTGAAGGCGCAATGGAATTTCGACATACCTGTGGTGGAAGCCTACATCAACGACCACAAGCAGCAGCGGAGCCTGTTGCTGGCACGCTCCACTCTGGAACTAAGCAACCAACTGTTGCATGAATACAGCAGCGATGCTGCCGTGGGATACAAGGAACTGAATATCGACTTTGACAAGTACACGAGGGCATTTGATGTGATTGACGTACTGTACCAATCGCTCCGTACCTCGCTGAATGTCTATTCTACCTATAACACAGTGAGTGACCGTATCGGAGATTACAAGAATCTGTTAGGAGATTATCGAAAAAAGGTGTTGGAACGGGGAAAAATCTCTCCGGCCGACACCTTGCTTATCAGCGTGAACCTGCGCTGCATACGGAAGATAACCGATGAAGGAAAATCGCTGTACCGTTCGGTGACTGACCTTGTGCTGTATGCCACCGGTGCTGCCGCCTGCTCGACCTCTGACCTGCTGTTGATATTGGAGGGTATCCATATCGGGCTGGATAACATCGAGGCGCATCTGAACAAGGCATACTTTGAGACATGGCGGTATATCCAATTGCGAATCGGCTATTGGAAAGAGAGTGTCTATCGACAACGGGGCAAGGCAGAAATCATTGAAGGAGCATTTGGGCGGTGGAGAGAAGCCGGAAGGCTATGGTAAATTGAAAGTCGAAAATTGAAAAAGAAGTGATGAAGGAACTGAATATGAAGCATCTGAAAACAATAGGGAAAGGAATTGCAGTGGCAGTAGGACTTATGCTCTGCAAGGCTATGAATGTGGGGGCGCAAAGTGTGACCTATAACCATGATGCCGCCAAAATGAACCAGATAACGGTGGGTGAAACAGGCTCCGGTTCACTGACTCCCAGCCTCTATTACCAAACACTGCACAAGTCGTACAGCAAGAGTGCGGCGAGCAAGAACAAACTATCGTACCGTACCCTTGCCGGGGTGAGCCTGTATAACCAAGTGGACGAAGCGGAAGCGTTGGACTCGGCAATGCTGGCACGGGCGAAGATAGAAGCCTTGAACGTGGCTGACCGCAGTGGCGGTGCGCTCGATGTGGCGTGGGCGGCAGAGGGAGGAAAGATAACCGACAAAATGAGAGACTTTGAGCGGAATATCAACCGTATCCTGCAAACAGGCGGTAACGGTGACGACCAAAGCTATTGGAAAGAGCATTACCAGATGTTCCAATGCGCCATAAAAGCCACGCAGGATGCCTATATGCCCAATGCCCAGCGCAAAAAGCAATACCTGCGCATCTATACGGACGTGGCAAGGAAGAATGAAGAACTTATCCGCTACCTTGTCCGACTGTATAACGCACGCAAGACCTCGGAACTGCTTGCTTCGACCAACCAAATAGAAAACAGGAAGGCGCAAGTGGCGGCTACCGCTATGGGGCGGTGGCGTTCTGCCGGGTGGACTACCGTGGGTGGCAGGAAATGAAAAAGGAAAGGGAAAAAATTATTAACTTTATAAATAGCAACAAACATGAATCATCAAAATCAAATGTTCAATCATCCGCGGGAGATTTGTACCACTCAACGGGAGGACGGCAAGGTGCTGTTCAAAGCAAGAAATGCAGCCAGGTATTTAGGGCATGCAGGCAGCGACATTGCACTGCCGGAAAACGGTAAGACTGTGGGACGTACCCGGTGGACACAGAAAGACAGGTTGCTTATCCATGCCCTGCTGAAAGCGGACGGCCTATTGCCGGTACATGAGATTGAACCTAAGACGGAACAAACGAAAATTTCCTCTAATATCCAGTAGCGTATGGCAGACAATATCTTATCGGACTTTGGCATTGACATCCTCGAAGAAGAAATAGACGATGTGATATTCCAAACCAACGAGTTCCTGTGTGACGCCACATTCACCGGCTCACAAGGCCCTTTTTGGTGGATTCTTCAAATGTGCATGGCATTAGCGGCACTCTTTTCCATTATCGTGGCAGCGAACATGGCCTATAAAATGATGGTGAAGCATGAACCGCTGGACGTGATGAAGCTATTCAAGCCGCTGGCTATTGCCATTATCCTGTCGTGGTGGTACCCTCCAGCAGATACCGGCATGAACCGAAGCGGAAGCAGTTGGTGTGTGCTGGACTTCCTTTCTTATATACCGAACGCCATTGGCTCATACACGCATGACCTGTACCAAGCGGAAGCCACACAGATAAGCGACAAATTCCAAGAGGTACAAGAACTGATATATGTGCGGGACACAATGTACACAAGCTTGCAGGCACAAGCGGATGTCGCCCATTCGGGGGTGAGTGACCCTAACCTGATAGAATCGACCATGGAACAGACCGGGGTGGATGAAGTGACGAACATGGAAGTGGATGCAAGCCGGCTTTGGTTTACTTCGCTGGTAAGCGGTGCAACGGTGTGCATTGATAAAATCGTGATGTGCATTGCGCTGATAGTCTTTCGAATAGGCTGGTGGGCAACGATTTACTGTCAGCAAATTCTTTTGGGAATGCTCACCATTTTCGGGCCGATACAGTGGGCTTTCAGTCTGCTGCCCAAGTGGGAAGGTGCGTGGGCGAAATGGATGACAAGGTATCTGACGGTGCATTTCTATGGTGCCATGTTGTACTTCGTCGGTTTCTACGTACTGCTGTTGTTTGACATTGTCCTTTGCATACAGGTGGAGAACCTGACAGCGATAACCGCCAGTGAACAGACAATGGCGGCATACCTGCAAAACTCGTTCTTCTCGGCCGGCTACCTCATGGCAGCCAGCATTGTGGCTTTAAAATGCCTGAATCTCGTGCCGGACTTGGCGGCGTGGATGATACCTGAAGGTGATACGGCATTCTCTACCCGAAACTTCGGTGAAGGCGTGGCACAACAGGTGAAAATGTCCACTACGGGGGCTATAGCACACATGACGAAATAAGGAATAATGAAAAATTGAGAATGCTGAATGAAAAATTTCGGAAGATAAGGAATAAATTGAATAAAACACGAAAAACAGTATGGTAATCAAAAACTTAGAGAACAAAATCAAGCTGGTGACGATATTCTGCGGATTTTTTCTTGCCGGATGTGTGCTCATCAGCCTGTCGAGCATCTGGACGGCAAGGATGATGGTGACAGATGCCCAGCAGAAAGTGTATGTACTGGACGGCAATGTACCCATTTTGGTACAACGGACCACGATGGAGGAAACGCTTGACGTGGAAGCGAAAAGCCATGTAGAAATGTTCCACCACTTTTTCTTCACGTTGGCACCGGATGACAAGTATATCCGCTACACTATGGATAAGGCGATGTACCTGGTGGATGAGACCGGACTGGCGCAATACAACACGCTGAAAGAAAAGGGATTTTATAACAACATCATGGGAACGAGTGCGGTATTCTCGATATTTTGTGACAGTATCAACTTCAACGAGGAAAAAATGGAGTTTACCTATTACGGGAGACAACGCATCGAGCGAAGGACTTCCATTCTCACCCGTGAGCTGGTGACGGCCGGCAAACTGAAGCGAGTGCCCCGGACGGATAATAATCCGCATGGGCTGTTGATAGTGGATTGGCGCACCCTGCTGAACAAAGACATTGAACAAAAGTATAAAAACAATTTCTGATATGAGCTGGAAGAAAATGGTTTTCGGAGAAAAGATGCCTGACAAGGACGATCCGAAGTACAAAGAAAGGTATAAGAAAGAGGTGGCGGCCGGCCGCAAGGCTGCCCGGCTATTGAAACTCGACAAGGCGGCAGGGGGCGTACAACGCTTTGCCTGCAAACATCCCCGGTGGTTTCTTGCCATTGTGTTCGGCATTGTGCTGACCTGCTTGGGGCATAACATCTACCGGATGGTAGCGGTATATCAAATCCACCAAACAGAAGAACGCATAACCGCCACGGAACACCAGGAACAATTATTGAAACAAAGACACAAGACACATGATGATAACAGACAAAATTAATTTCAAACAGCCGAAGTATGTGCTGCCTGCCATTCTCTATCCGCTACTGCTGATTAGCGGTTATCTGATATTTGATATTTTCGACACTGAACCGGCGAGAACGGAGAATGCCCTGCAAACGACGGAGTTCCTGAATCCGGAACTTCCGCAAGCACGTGTGGATAACAACGGTGGCATCGATGGCAAATATGAGAGCATGGTGAAATCATACGGCAGGATACAGGACTTTTCCGCCGTGGAGAATATAGAACGCAACAACAATGAAGATGACAAAGAAGCATACGAATCCAAATATACGGAAGACGACCTCGCCCTGCTCGACATGGAAGCGGACAAGCGGACGGAAGAACTGGAGCGGCTGCGTGAGATGCAGGAACGCTTGCGAAAAAGCGCCGAAAAAGGCGAGGCAATGAACAATGACACCGTTTCTCTACCCTTGCCCGACGAGGACGGGCGCATTGCCCGAAGCGAACAACGGCGCAAGGAAGCGTTGGCGGAACTGGACAAGGCTCTTGCCGAAGCGAGGTTGCAGGGTCGAAAAGGATTGGAACCTACACCGGATAATACTGACACATCCGTTTCCAGACCGATGACGACAGGAACGGTGACGGACAGAAATGTGGAAGTGAACGACAACATCGTGCATGAGATTGCCGATGATGCGGAGACCGGTCAGGTGGTGAAGAAAATCAAGACTTCCTCCGACTACTTTCACACCCTTGCGGAGAACGCGCCTGAACCCAAGCTGATAAAGGCAATCATTGACGAGAACATTAAGGCGGTGGACGGCTCACGTGTGCGGCTCCGCCTGCTCGATGATGTGGAAATCAATGAGACGGTGGTACCCAAAGGCTCATACCTCTATGCTACGATGAGCGGCTTCGGCAACCAGCGTGTGAAAGGCAGCGTGAAAAGCATATTGGTGGACGATGAACTGGTGAAAGTAAACCTGTCGCTCTATGACACGGACGGACTGGAAGGGCTGTACGTACCGGGCAGCGCTTTCCGGGAGACGGCACAGGATGTGGCTTCCAACGCCATGAACAGCACGATGAACATCAATAACGGTACATCGGGAAACGCTTTCTCCCAATGGGGAATGCAGGCTATACAGAATGCCTACCAGCGAACGAGCAACGCTCTATCGAAGGCGGTGAAGAAAAACAAGGCCAAACTGAAGTACGGCACATTTGTGTATCTGGTAAATGGCAGGGAGAAAAGGAAATAGAAGCATAGCGGAAGCATATACAATGAATGATAATGTAATAAACAAGAAAATAGAATGAATGCACGAATTAAAATCTTGAGTCTGGTGGCCGAGGTATTGGCGGTTTGTCCGCTGGCGGCACAGACCACGTATGAGGAAATGGAGCAACTGACGGTGAATGAACAGGTGACAACGGTGATAACAGCTACCGAGCCGGTGCGCTTCGTGGATATTTCCACGGATAAGGTTGCCGGAGACCAGCCTATCAACAATACTATCCGGCTGAAACCCAAAGAGGCGGGACACGAAGACGGCGAGGTGCTTGCCATTGTGACCATCGTGACGGAACGCTACCGAACGCAATACGCACTGGTTTACACCACCCGGCTGCAAGAGGCGGTGACGGACAAGGAAATACACGCTGTAGAGACCACAGCTTACCATAACCCGGCGGTGTCGCTCTCCACAGAGGACATATACCGGTTTGCCCGTAGGGTATGGACTTCTCCGGCTAGATACCGGAACGTAAGCTGCAAACAACACCGTATGACCATGCGGCTGAACAACATTTATGCCGTGGGCGACTACTTTTTCATTGACTTCTCGATAGAGAACCGTACACGCATCCGCTTCGATATAGATGAGATGCGAGTGAAACTCGCTGACAAGAAGGTGTCGAAAGCTACCAATGCGCAGGTGATTGAGTTACAGCCAGAAATGATGTTGGAACAGGGTAAGTCGTTCCTGCACGGCTACCGTAACATCGTGGTGATACGGAAAATGACTTTCCCCAATGACAAGGTGCTGACCATAGAACTAAGCGAAAAGCAAATTTCGGGGCGCAATATCTCGCTGAACATCGACTATGAAGATGTGCTGAATGCGGACAACTTTAATGAAGTCTTACTTAATGAAGAATGAGGAATCAGGCATGAAGAATTTTTATTTGAACAAGATGTTTGTATTGGCGGTAATCCTGTTTACCACTTGTGTTCCGGGATTTGCGGACAACCATAGGGGGAGGTTGCAGATTGGCACCGGACTCCTGTATGAGCGAGGCATGGACTTGACGGTGGCTTACGAACATGAGACACGTTATCATAACGCTTGGGAGTATTTCGGGAACGTGTATCTGAAATGGGACGAATGCGCTTCGTGCGGTCACGTATGCCCGAAGTCGTTTTGGAGCAACTACAACACGTGGGGCTTGGGCGTAGCCTACAAGCCTTGCGTGACACGAGGACGCAACCACCATGGCAACCTGCGCATAGGCGGTTCGCTCGGCTCTGACCGGCACAATGTGGTGGGCAGCGTACACGCCGGATATGAGCATAGTTACTCTTTGCGTAAGGGTTGGCAGGTATATTGGCAGGTGAAAAGCGACCTGATGATTGGTGGGAATGACTTGTTCCGCACAGGAGTGGTTATCGGGGTGAAATTGCCTATTAAATGAAAAAATTGCCGCTGAACTAATATACGGCAAGAAGTAAAAATAACAATAGGGGTAAATAAGGACCATAGACAATGATAAATAAAACACAGGATATGAATGAAATGCAGACACGAATGGAACAAATGGCAAGGGTTATTCATAATAAGGTAGGGAAAGGCATGAGACTAGGAATAATGTTTTTGGGGATGATTCCGGCTACAGCATTGGGGTTAGTGGCGTGTGATGAACACCGGGATTTTCCAGACACCGGCATGAAGGTGGGCCATATCCTTTGTACGGACGGTAAGGTAATGAGCTATGAGGACTACAGCCTATCGGGAAAGGAGGCCATAGCCGTGGTGTTCCACCTGAACCGGGATGAAGCGATGGCAGGAAACGGATATGCGGTCTATCTGCACGACCTTGCGCCGGAAGCCTTTGCGGACAGCATCGGGATTGCACAAGGCACATCGGCTGACTTGGCGGCTTTGGACGGCAATGAGAATACGTTTGCCTTGTATGAAACGACGGAGACGTCCTCGCCGATAGCTGAGCAGGTTTTTGATTTATGGAAGTATGGGCAGAGTGCCTACGTGCCTTCGGTAGCGCAAATGCGCTTGCTGTATGCCAGCCGTGAGGCGGTGAATCCGTATATCGAGCAATGCGGCGGTATGCCTATCCCGGACAGTGCCAACGAGTGTTGGTACTGGACTTCGACCGAAGTGGCCGGACAGGAAACCGCCAAAGCATGGTTGTATTCGACCGGTAGCGGTACGATACAAGAAACTCCCAAATGGCAAGCACACAAAGTGCGTCCGATAATCACACTGAATGAATAATCATCCAACCATATCACTATGGAAGAAAGTAAAGAATTACAGGGAGTATATAAGATATTCCGCACGGCAATCTATGTATCCTTACTTATAGAGTTCTTCATGTATGCCATTGACCCGGAGGTACTGGACTATTGGAACGGTGTGGTGTGTGATGTGCACAGCCGTATAAAAAGTTGGTTCCTTTACCATGATGGGCACTTGGTGTACAGTAAAATTGCCACATTCGCATTAATATGCATCACTTGCGTAGGAACGAGAAACAAGAAGCATTTGGAATTTAATGCACGGAAACAGGTGCTTTATCCATTGGTCAGCGGTATCGCACTGCTGATTATTGCTGTATGGCTATTCGGCTTTACGATAGACTTTCGACTATATTCCCTTCGGTTGAACATTGTTTTATATATGGTGTCCTCAGTAATCGGAACCCTATTGGTACACGTGGCGTTGGACAATATATCGAAGTTCTTAAAGGAAGGGTTGCTGAAAGACCGATTCAATCTGGAGAATGAGAGCTTTGAGCAATGTATGGAACTGGTGGAAAACAAATACTCGGTAAATATCCCGATGCGGTTCTATTATAAAGGCAAGTTCCGCAAAGGCTGGTGCAACATCACCAATCCTTTTCGTGGCACATGGGTGGTCGGCACACCCGGTTCGGGTAAGACATTCTCAATTATCGAGCCGTTTATCCGTCAGCACTCGGCAAAGGGTTTTGCGATGGTGGTCTATGATTACAAATGGCCGACACTTGCCACAAAACTCTACTATCATTACCTTAAAAACCAACAGCTCGGCAATCTTCCCGAAGGCTGCAAATTCTCGGTGATCAATTTTGTGGATGTGGAATACTCCAGACGGGTAAACCCTATTCAGCAGAAGTATATCAATAATCTCGCAGCCGCTTCGGAGACGGCCGAGACCCTGTTGGAATCTCTGCAAAAGGGTAAGAAGGAAGGCGGTGGCGGTAGCGACCAGTTCTTCCAAACCTCGGCGGTAAACTTCTTGGCCGCTTGCATCTATTTTTTTGTAAACTATAAGAAAGAACCTTACGACAAGGAGGGGAACAAACTGTGTGCAGAAATGACGGAAGAACCACAGACCAAACGGCTGAAACCGACCGGAAGGGTGTTTGACGCACAAGGAAATGAGGTGGAACCCGCCTACTGGTTGGGCAAATATTCGGATATGCCGCATATTCTATCCTTCCTGAACGAGAGCTACCAAACCATTTTTGAGGTACTAGAAACAGACAATGAGGTGGCTCCGCTGTTGGGACCGTTTCAAACAGCCTTGAAAAACAAGGCAATGGAACAATTAGAGGGTATGATTGGTACACTACGTGTTTATACCTCCCGACTTGCCACCAAAGAAAGCTATTGGATATTCCACAAAGACGGTGATGATTTTGACTTAAAGGTAAGTGACCCGAAAAGCCCGAGTTATCTGCTGATAGCCAACGACCCGGAAATGGAAGGAATAATCGGCGCACTGAACGCATTGATATTAAACAGACTAGTAACGAGAGTGAATACCGGCCAAGGGAAAAATATCCCGGTGAGCATCATCGTGGATGAGCTGCCTACACTATACTTCCATAAAATAGACCGGCTGATAGGTACAGCACGAAGCAACAAAGTAAGTGTGGCTTTGGGCTTTCAAGAGCTTCCACAACTCGAAGCGGACTACGGCAAGGTGGGTATGCAGAAGATTATCACAACGGTGGGCAATGTAGTATCGGGCTCAGCACGTGCGAAAGAAACCTTGGAGTGGCTGAGTAATGACATCTTCGGCAAGGTGGTGCAATTGAAGAAAGGCGTGACGATAGACCGGGACAAGACAAGCATCAACCTGAACGAGAATATGGATAACCTTGTGCCTGCCAGTAAGATTTCCGATATGGCTACGGGTTGGATATGCGGACAGGTGGCACGCGACTTCACAAAAACAAAAATCGGAATGCGAGACCAGCTGAACATACAAGAAGCGGAGGAATTTAAGACCTCCAAATTCTTCTGCAAGACAGACTTCAATATGGTGACCATTCAGAAAGAGGAAGCGGCATATGTGCCATTGCCCAAGTTCTACACGTTCAAATCGAGGGATGTGAGGGAGCGTATCTTGTATGCCAATTTTATTCAAGTAAATAAAGATGTGAAAGATATGATTAACGAGATTTTTCAAAAGAAAAAAGCTATCTAAAGTTTTGTATTATCAAAAGTTTATTCAGAGAGAACGGATATTCTGTTATAGAAAGAACTTTTTGAAAAACTTTTGATAATACTGTTATAGATTTACTTTCTTTCTACTCATTTATGTTTATTATGTTTATGCCATATTCCTTCATGTATTTCAGTAATAATTTTTGCGTACTTGTTTTTTTACATCTAATGATTTGATAGATTATTTATACTTAAAATGCTTCCGTTACTTGAAAAAGAATAGATTTTATTTTGTTGAAACATATAAACTATCCCATATTGCTGATATGGTATTATTGTTTTCTTTAAAACTGTTGTTGGTGCCATGTCAAATTGAGTATCTATAGTTTGATAATTGCTCTTGTAACATACATCATCATACATACACGGAATAACCTCCTTGCCTTTTTCGTCTATCATTCCCCACTTGCCTGATTTTTGGACAAATGTTATCTTTTCACGAAACGGATAAATTAAATCATATTGGCATTTTACAACTTCCTTACCTTTATTATTTATGCATCCCCATTTACCTTCTGATATCGCAAATGACTTCCCTACAGATCGAAGTTGCAGTCCGTTATTAACAATAGATAATTTTTTTTCAATCGGAAATATTATACAGTATACAGGAGTTATAGTATCCCCTTTTTGATTAATAAGCACTGTTGAACAAGGTGTTAAAATAGGCATTTTATCTTGGTCAGTGCCTATCTTCGCCATTGCTAAGGATTTATGAAATCCATATTCTCCAAAACAACTCACCCAATCATACATCATAGAAATTATAATATTCCCATTTCTATCCATAAATCCCCATTTCCCATTCTTCTTAACGGCGGCCAAGTTATTGCAATATTGCCTACCATCTTGAAATTTTTGCATGAAAACCAATTGATCATATTTATCTGCATAGTATACAGGAAAAGAATCACAGTGCATACAACTACGATTCATAAAAGGATATTCCCTTGTAACAGTACAGGAAACTTGCAATATAAAGAAAGTTACCAACCAAAACGATGGTAACTTTCTTAAAAATGTAATAGTCATAACACTCACCAACCAATTATACTTTCAAATGTAGAAGCATCAGCCCAATTGATAGCAATCCAGCAATTTTGACTATGATTTACATCATTAGTTGTATAGTAATAACGCATTCCTACTGGGTTGGCTCTTTCTACATCATTCTCTTCATAAATAGGTTCTCCATGCAAAACCATCCCATTTCTCAATGAATAGAATTCTTTGCTCGTTACTGGAGTTCCATAAACTCCATATTTTCCGTTCTTTCCTATTACACCAACTTGAATAGAACGTACATGTATAGTTTTCCCATTTCTGTTGACAGTGAAACTTCCTGTGGAAATAGATGTTGTCGGATCGAAGCCTATGACATCTTCAAAATAAAAAAAAGAGGGTGCATCCAGAAATTTATTCATTAATGCAATCGCCTGACTTTCTGATATATTTCCTGTGAATCTAGGCTCAACAGAACGGGTTTGCAAATTTTGAGTCCCTAGCATTTCATCTAAGTCATTAGTACATGATACAATAGATATACCCACTAATAATACTAATAAAAATCTCATTTTTTTCATCTTTACATAATTTAAATTTAACATAAGTAGATTTTAATTTCACATTAATCCAATCGCAATATTTTTATTGCTCTAATTGTTTCAATCAAATATATGCCATAATGTCGTCTAATATATGCCATGAACCTACTCTATCAGCTTTTCGGTATCCGCTCCTTTGTACAGTGAGGTCTGTAGTGATTATCGTCGACTTATAATCATAACTCAATACTTTTTAGTAAGAATAACCTTGTATTCTTGTGGTAAATATGCTTGCAAAACGATTCTGTTTTTAGATTTTTCCATAATCGTCCAACTACCAACTAAAGCACTATTTTTAAAAATAATCTTTCGTCCATCAATCTGGTAATATACTGCATTTACGGTTGCCGGATCACCACTGCCTTCTCCATTGATATACATTCCTTCTACAGCTGAATTAAACTCTATGATACCATATTCCTTGTGTTCAACTTTTCCGTTCTCGGTATATCTATTGAGTTCAACATCCCAAGTTGTTTGTATTAATTCTTGAGGTGTAAGTGATATTACATCGTCCTTATCATCATTATCGCAACCAACAAAAAACAGACATAGACTTGTTACCACAAATAATAATATCCTTTTCATAATCATTATTTTATAATCCTATAATTCTATACGAATTTGCCAGAGTAGCCATTGAAATAGATTTTGTCGGCAACGACTCAACCCAACTACGTATTCCGTAATCATCTAAAATCCAGTCTCCATCCAAATCATCAGTATAATGTGAAAACGCTATCTTATTTTCAGTGTCATAGATGTATTGAATACCGGTACGCGGATTTGTATATGTGTACATATTAGCTTCGTTAACTTTGGGAAGATCTATACACAATGGATTGCCAATTTTAGGGTTTAAACGTGTAACAGAATTAGAACTGATACGCAATTCATAAAAATTCTGCTTTTGTGTTTTTATATTCAATGCTTTTTGACTGAACACTGTAGCATTCTCATTTTGTCTCAACTCAGCATCAGATGCTGTAGAAGCATTACCAGAGCGGAGTACTATTCTATCTCCTTGCCGTGTAAATAGCACAGCAACAACATCATATAATGCCTCATTTGAAGAACTGTATCTTTCAAATACACGCATTATTTCAATGTGAGGTTCGACAAAACTTGGATATTTTTCTAGAAGATTAGAAGTAGTAGCATCTAACCTCTTCTTAAAATTTTCTTCTATGACAAATGCTGACAAAGGATATAGCCCATTATCTGTAATATCAATAATGGTATGTTTCTTACTATCTGACAATGATGCCACCCAAGGAGCCAAATCAAAATTAATATTAACAAGATTTTCTGCACTATTCATGCTCAATCCTACAGGGTCACCTCCGTAAATCCACATTTTTGTATATAATTGTTCCATGTTATACTCTGAAGATTCATAATTGAAGTTTCCTTTTCCAAATTGAAAGTCTCCGCTAACTGAGTTTTTTTTCCAAGAGAAAGAGGCATCTATACTTTTCTCCATTCCTGTTTCCTTAGAAGTACTACTACTACCATTGCGACTTAATCCTGTATAAAGAGCACAAGCTTTTCCTCCAGTAATATATCCTGTAAGTATGCACTCACCATACGTGTCTAATATATTTCCAAGAGTGGACGAATATAGATTTCTAAGAAATACAGGAGATAAACATTCACGAGCATAAAATTTACGTGCTCCATCTGATGCTTGAAGGTTAAAAGAAGAATTCTTCAACATCAAGTTCAGTTCTCCATATACAACTTTTTGTGATGATGTTAATTCTGATTTGAAAGTTTCTTCTGTTTTTTTCTTTCTTCCTAATTTAAATAGGCCCAAATTAAGTTGGAATCCAGAAGCCACTTTTTTAGTTTGCGATAACTTTGACTCATAACTATTATAATCAGAATAAGAAAAGCGTTCTGACATATACACCTGTAAAGAGCGTCCTGTTATATAGTCACTTCCATATTCTTTTACTTTCATCAAATCAATGACGGGCGATATAACATTTTCATAGTCACCCAAAATGGAATTTCCAATAGAATAGGAGTATCCCAAAAGCACATCTGAATTACCTATAATTCCTCCACTCTCATTTACAGCTCTTGTAGCTGTTTTATCCTCCAAAATCACAGGACGTGTACGAATTTCCTTAGGAAGTGCTGCGTTTCTTTCTTGTAGCACTACGACACCGTTATCATCTATTTCTGATTGCTCATAAAAAGATTCGTCATTCGTGCAACCTATTGCCATAAGACACAATGACAATGCTGTAAAGTGTAATTTGTTCATATCAGTTATATATTATTTTGTTACATAAATTTTACGTTCAGGATCAAATGATAGAGAATAATTTAATTCCTCACCTGTTTCCAAATCAAAATAGTGAGGTTCATTAATTGGTTTGTTAAGTTCTGGATCGGCAACAGAATAACCTCTCCATGTTCCTCTTACTTTTATTTCACGGTCCCCGTATTTTGCAACAGCAACATAAGGGACATTAAGTATAAAAGTTTTAAACTTAGTAGTCAGTTGCAATAAACATCTCGGTTTCATTTCAATACTCGTAGAATATTCTACTGGAGCAGATAATTTTTGCGTAGCACTTGAATAAATAGCATCTTTAGACTCATCACCCATTAATACAGCTTTTCCTGCAATAGGTCTAGGACGTGGAAATTTAATGGATGACGGAGAAGAAATGTTAACTTTTAAAGTACCTGCCGTTTCATAGAAATTGGATGTTTCTTCTGCATTAAAATTTATTGTAAGATTTTCGTTTGTAGTATATTCATGTACGTTTGTCAAACTAGTTACCTTAGATATTACTGCGCCATTTGATATTGTTGCATTTTCCAAATCAAAGGTTACATTTTGCAAAGTAAATGAAGCTGTAGGAGTAATTAAAAACTCTTGTTGAGCGCGGTAATTTACTCTCTGGGCATATCCCAATTTATTGTTAGCTTTAGCCTCAAGTACGTGATAAAAAACAGACCAACTATTATTCGGATCAGATTGTCCTAAATATGATTCACTTTGAATAGAAAAGTACCCCTTATAAGTAGATGGTATAAGATCCCAACCTGCACTATATAATGACCCTGAATTATCTTTTGCTGTCATCAGAATCTTATCATCTGGAGCATTTGTGTAATAACCGACAGATAATGGTGTGTTTGAGGCACTAGAATATATCAAATATGGAATGCCAGATGTTGCCGGAAGAATTTTAAGATAAAACCGGCTTCCTAATGATGTCGATGAATTTCCCAATGTAACCTCTTTTCCTGCTCCATCACAGAAAAGATAAGAATTTGAAGTTGTAGAACCACTTGCGACAGTACGAACCTTAATCGTTACCGGAAGTTCTCGAATCGCATAGATGTTAGATGAAAAGAAATCATCTACAGTTGCATCAAGAGCTTGTACTTTCCGATTGTTAGAGTACATTTTCTCATAACGTGCCTTCAACTCTTTAAGTTCTTCTGTTTCTTCAAGAGACACAAGTTCTCCCAAATCAATCGTATCACTTAGGCATGACCGTGTCAAAGAGGCATTTTCTGGAACATTCTCAAAAGAATCTTTAGCGAATTCCTCCATTTCATTTGTACATGCTGCCGCGAAAGCAGCAACAAATAACAGCATTGAAATTTTACTTTTCATAATTATACTATTAAAATTAGACATAAGTTATCTGCATGTTTCACACTGAGTGCAAATATACAACTATTTTAATTAACAGTCTATACTGTTTGTTTTTAGAGTAAGCATTTAATATACATTAACAATACATAGCACTTACGGTAACTACTCAGGTATCTTAAATATCTTATTATCAATCGACTAAATCGTTGAGAAAAACTCATTTTGCAGGTTTTACCCTTAAAATGCTTAATATTATAAAATTATCACCATTGATAATCAGGTAATTAAGTTGATTTAGATACCTGAGTAGTTACGCACTTACGTAGCTAATCAGTCTACAAAAAAGGGGTACATTTATCTTTTTCTAATTGCTCAAGCATAGTCAGAGTGGCATTTATTTAGATTTTCGTTTTTCTTTCTTTGCTATTTCGTAAGTTCTCGACCCGATAAAATGCAGTCTAGCCAATAACTTTATCATCTAAAAACTTCTTGTTTTGCAGAAATTATAAGGCGATGGAAAAACACAACTATTATATATTCATTGTTAGTATCATGCTAGGCATTTCAAGTTAATCCCAGAGAATGGCTTACCGATATAATTGCTTGGTTACCATGATTACAAAAAGATAAGGGAAAAAACTAAAAAAGTTACCACCCAATTATTGGAAATAGAGAAGCCCCAAAGGAATCTAACAATACTTTAATGAAAAACATATCATAAACAGAGAATCGCTATAAACTTATCCAAGCAATTAAAGCAATTATAAATCATCGACTTATAAGGATTTAACAAAAAAATAAAGGGAATAACGACACAAGTATGACAGATTTGTTAAACGATATATACACAGACGGTTGCAAAACGAAAAAGTACCGTTTATCCGACTTCTTCAATCGGTAGTGGGACGAGTACACATAACACCCGACTGAGTACATCACCTTCGAACAGTATAAGGCGGTGAATGTTATCCGTGTGTGCCGTACAACTGCTTTGGGAATAGACATATATGCCAGCCCCGATTGTGGCGAGATATGGGAAATCAGTCATAGCTGCAAGAACCGCTTTTGTCCGTCATGTGGCTGGCGTGACACGCTGAAATGGGCGGCTCGTATGAAAGAAAAGATACTACGAGTGCCGCACCGCCATGTGGTGATGACCTTGTCACATATCCTATTGGACTTTGTGAGGCGTAACAAGAAAGAAATGCTGAATATCCTGATGCGTACTTCGGCAGATACGCTGAAAGACTGGATGATGCACAAGTTCGGGTTGAAAACCAGGGTGATTGCCGTACTGCATACCTATGGGGAAACAAAGCAGCTTCATGTACACACGCACATGATTATGTCATGGGGCGGCATCGACAACGGCAATAAGATAGTCGTTCCCGAACATGATTATGTGCATATCCCTCTATCCGCAAGGTGTTCCGTTACAAGTTTGAAAATGCGTTGATTAGATTGTTCGATACGGGTAGGCTGGAGTATGATTTCCACGACCTCATGGAGTTTATGGTTTATGGGCTTCATCAAAAAGGTGGAGAAGAAAAAGGACTGAATAGTGCATTTGGAACAGCCCTTACAGATGCCGGAGCAGGTGATACAATATGTAGGCAGGTATTCCAAGCGGGCGTGTCTGAGCGAGTACAAGATTACGGCAATGGACGGTGAGAACATTTCATTCCGATACCGTGATTACAAAAACTCACCCGACAGGAGAAACCCGGTTCAAAAGGAACTGACACTGCATTACCGTGAGTTCTTCCCCGGTTGTTGCGACACATTCCCCTGCGCTATTTCCGCATCGTGAGGTACTACGGCTTCTATTCCAACAAAGGCAACCTGCCGGAAGAATACTTCGGACGGGATGAAAGCGAAATAAAAGAAGCCGAGTTGCAACAGGCAGAAAGTGAATACGAAAATCTGTATTTCTGCGAGCATTGCGGACGGATGAGAGTTTACAGCCCCACTACAGTAACGAGTAGTGACATCACATATACGGTTGTACTGAAGCATTGCGACATACACCGGAAAAAAGCGGCATGACAGCAACATGGGATAGCTATGCCCTGCCGTGAACAGAAACAGTAAAATCCCATAAAATGGAAGAAAGGAGAACCAAAAAATGAATGAAATACGAATAAGAGCAGTAATAAGATGAACGGGTGCGGGCATGAGCTTCACACCTCTTTCTGTCGGAAACAGCAGTCAAAAATTGAAGTTCTATATAATATGAATAGAGCATGGCGGGTAAAACTGCCTTGAACAAGGAAAGATACCACCTAAACGGTGATCCTTTCCAGACATTAGATGCATATAGTGATTCTATGAATTTATACAGGTACTTTATCGGGAGCTTACTTTAAATCGACTATTTACCAACTCTAATTACAGTTTCGCGTAACCTTTATATAATAATTTATGCAAACTATTAGTATAATAACATGCACTAGTAGCCGTCGATTAATTCGAAAAGTATTAATTATTCTTAATACATAGAATTCATTTATCATTAAACAGTACGTATTGTTTATTTTTTACTTTCTTTGCACTCCATAAAATTGTGTCTGATAGCCTAGTTGCTAACTGACCAACTTTTTTGTACCTATTTTATTATTGCGAAATGAAGGAAATTAAAAAGGAAAAGGGCTACTGGTATAAAATTTTAGCTGCTTCTATATCCGTAAATAATTGATACACAAAGATAAACGCGGATAAATCAGCAAATTTTCAGTTAAGCAAATTTTGCCTATATATGCAATATGTGGCCGCTGGTAGCGTTATATATGGTAGATAATGGTATATTTGGGCGCATTATTCAGCACAAAACCAGCAAATAGAAAGCAAAAAATATGGCAAAATCAAAACTGCGCTTAGATACCCGGCGCAAATTGAAAGACGGCACGTACCCGGTACAGATAGCCGTAGGGTATGGTACTAATTTGTATTTGGCTACCGGCATATTTCTGCCCGCCTCAGATTGGGACGCAGCCACCCAGCGCGCTACTGGTAAAAGCGCGAAGCGTATAAACTCGGTATTAGATACCCTGCTTACCCGTGTGGCTAACCGCATACTGGAACTGCGGGAAAATGGACGCTGGAATAATCTAACCGGCCCGCAGCTGCGCGAAATGCTAACCGATTTAGATTTGGACGCGCCTACGGTCGGCGTGCCTACTCTTGGCTCATTGTTTGAAACCGTAATAGGGACTAAAGCAGGCAGTACCGCCACTATGTACGGGCAGACGCTTAAAAAGCTGGTCGCTTACTGCGACGTATATAACGTCCGGTTTGAGGCCATAACGAAACTATGGATAGACGGCTTTTACGCGTCTCTTACCGGGCTGTCGGTTAATAGTCGCGGTATGCACCTGCGTAACCTGCGTAACGTGATTAACTACGCCCTCGACGAAAATTATACGCAAAACTACCCGTTTCGTAACTACCGCATACCAGCTGAGGAAACCGCTATGCGCGTGCTGCCAGTAGAGAAAATGCGGACGCTCCGCACGCTCCAGCTGTCTGCATACGATAGCGAGTACCGCGATATATTCCTGCTTACATTCTATCTTATCGGCATTAACATTATAGACCTATCGCGGCTAACCAAAGATAACATAGTGGACGGGCGTATAGAATACCGCAGGGCCAAAACGGGTAAGTTCTATAGTATTAAAATCGAAGCTGAGGCGCAGGAAATCTTGGACCGCTATAAAGGCAAAGCCCACCTGCTGCGGCAGTTCGACGAATACCACAGCTATAAGGACTACGCGGCGCACCTTAACGCGGCCCTGCGCAAAATAGGCCCTATTAAAATGGTAGGTGGTAAACCTCAGTACCATAAAAACCATTTGCCCGTTATGGTTCCATTAGAGCCAGCTGTTACTACCTATTGGGCGCGTTATTCTTGGGCTACCTATGCGGCCGATTTGGATATACCAAAGGACACAATTAGCGAAGCCCTCGGCCACGTGTACGGCTCTAAGATAACGGGCGTATATATTAAGTTTAGCCGGGATAAAATCGACGCAGCAAACCGCCGCGTTATAGATTTGGTTTTAGGTAGATAAGTAGAGGCCGCGCTATCCTCACGGGTAACGCGGCCTTACAACACAGAAAGCAAAAAACTAAAACTTACGTTTCAGATATAGGAAAAGCACCCAAAGCAAAAACACTAAGCAGCACATACGGCCCAGCCATATAGCCCCGGTGTCGTACCATTTTCGCGGCTTCTCGATATAGGTAGGCACCGTAACGCGTATGCTGTCCGTGCGCACGGCGTAAACGGTATCGCGCTTTAGCTTATAGGTGTAAATCGTGTCGGTCTTGATTTTGTACGCATAGCGCAGCCTCTCGACGTAGTATGTTACTGTGTCGCCCTTTTCCTTAATGTAGATGCTATCGCGGTAGTAGATGCTATCGCGCTGCATTAACTGGCGGTAGATGCTATCAACCTGCTGGCTAATAATACGGGTACTGTCGCGGGTGTCCCTGCTGCTGGTGGCTCGGCGCGTACTTGCGCAGCTCGTCAGCATCGCGGCCGCGATAATCATAAATAAAAATCTCATAAGCTATAAATCTTTGTGAACGTCAAAGGACGGGCAGGCTTTAGCCGCGTAGTCGCGGTGGCCGTGTAGTGCCGCGCCCGGAAATCTCTTTTGCAGGTCGCTAACCAGTTTGCGCAGGGCTTCGCGCTGCTGAGGCGTGCGGGTGTCCTTTGGGTTCCCGGATGCGTCCAGCCCGCCTATATAGCAAATGCCTATACTGTTAGCGTTGTGGTTCGTCACGTGCGCGCCTATCTGTTCTACTGGTCGGCCTGCGTGTACGCTGCCGTCTCTGTAGATAACATAGTGGTAGCCTATACACCTCCAGCCGCGCGCTTTGTGCCAGCGGTCTATATCGGCTACCGTGTAGTCGCGGCCCTCTTTGGTCGCGCTACAGTGTACGATAATGTCGTTTATCTGTCTCATAGTGTTTAATGTGTTAGAAACCGTTAGCTGGTTCGCGTTGTGGGCATTTGGCCTTAATGCAGCGGTACTTCTGTAGTTCCAGCTCCAAACGGCTTTTTTCTTTGGTTAGCTCCAGTATTTCGGTGTTCTGCTTACGTACTAACTCAGTCTGCGCCGCGAAACGCTCCTCTTTCTCTTTTAGCTGGTTTTGCATAAACTCGGTAGCCTGCCGCAGCACGTCAAATTCCACGCTGTCGGCCTCTGCCTCCGCTTTGCGGTGGTTGGTGTCGCGGTTGATAAAGTACTTAATCGCTTCCCAGCCTCCTACCGCTCCTATAACTGTGGCGGTGGTGGTTGCTATTGTCTGTATAATCTCTGCTGTCATTCTTTTTGGTATAACTCTATTTCTATATAGTTTTGTTTCTCTTGCACTAATACTACCCAGTGCTGGCATAATACGCGCACGGCGTTTACGTCCAGCTCAGTAAGCCGCAGGACGGCTTCGGGTTTGCTGTTAATAGTTCCCATCGTTAATACGCTGTAGTGTACGCGTTCGCTTTCTAAACTTTTTCTTTATGGCCACTATCTCGTAGCGGCCTTTTATATAAATCCACTTATAGCACCTTGGCTCTATCCTGCGCAGCAGTTTTACCCGTTGGTTATATTCGCGGCAGTGGCGCAGGCAGCCTAAATAACTGTTTATGCTATCCACCGCGTGCATAACCTCCGGTAGCGTCTCCGCTCTGTTGAGGCGACGCACGGCCATTACTGCGTTTTTGATAGTTCGGTTAGCTGTGTAAACTCGGTCTTTCTTTACCACGCTGCCCGTAAACGCTACGCCCTTAGTGTAATGCTGCATATAGAATTTATCCGGATGCAGGGTTAAGCCGTAGCCGGCCAGTAGTGTGCGTATCTTTGGCACCGCGTCCAGCATCTTTGCTTTGTCTGTATCGACTACGTAGAAATCATCGACGTAACGGCCCACATACGTAAACCCTAAATCTTCAAGCAGAAACCAGTCCAGTACGTTAAGCAGGTAGTTTGCGAATAACTGCGAAAACAAATTACCTATGGCCACACCGTAGCCGCGCCCGTTCGTGAAAAGCGATTTATTAGCCGGTATGTAGTCCCAATATCCTAACGGGCTATGTCGCTCGCAATTATATTCGGGTTCGTGTAGCACTACGGTGCGGCATAGGTAGCGCAGCGTCTCTTTATCGGTTTCGTCGGTGTACTTCTCTACTACGAAATCGTCCACCATCTTAACCAGCATCGCTTTGTTGATGCTCATAAAGAAACCCTGCAAATCCAGTTTCATAACGTAGCAGTCGCGCGTATAGTTCCGGCTGCACGTCTTTATATCGTTTACCAGCATATTAACGCCGTACAGCTGCCCTTTTTCTTTGCGGCAGTTAAATGTACGTGGGCTAAATATCTGCTCAAATAGCGGCTCTAAACGTATCGCTATCCAGTGGTGTATAATTCTATCCTCGAAAGCAGCGGCGAATACTTCCCGGTACCTCGGACGTGTAACGATAAAGCAAATAGATTTACCCGGCTGGTAAGTACGATTATTAACCCGGTCGCGCAGCTCTATTAGCTTGCTCTCGTAGTTTATTTCGTACATTATCGCGCTGGCTGTTTTCCGCTTCCTTTTGCGGCAGTCGTAGTACGCTTCTAAAAGTCCCTCGGTCGTAATCATATTTTTTGCTCTGTGTGGTTACTGTTATCTGTAAAAGTGCTGAAACTGGCCTAACTCTGTTCTTGTTCGTTGCCTTAGTGTTGTTGTTCGCGTTGCCGTTGTTGAGGTTCAAATTCCACGCGTTGGTCGCGCTGTACTCGCAACTCCGTGCCGCCCTTGCCTTGGACTGAACGCCCGCAGCCATAACTATAAAAGATAGTGTGCGGCCCATTTTTACACAGATAACTATAACGCTATTAAAGTCGTAACTTTTTCTATTCTCGTTTTTAATCGTTATTCCGTCTGCTGTCTAACGCGATTAACGAATTTTTCCACGCTGTAGCCTGCTTGCCGATAGCGTCCGTAAGTTCGATTATATCCGCGTGTCTGCTTTGCCCTAAAATCCATTTCCTTTCGCCCGCTATACGAATAAGCGTTTTAAGCACCTCAAACTCGGCTTGAAAGTTAATCAAATGCTGGATGCGTGTAGCGCGGTCTCTGTTAATGTACGCTGCGGAAATCTCCGATATTAGGGCTATAGCTATTTCGTGCATCTTATTGCCTATGGTGTACTTATAAGCTCTCGGAAAGTTTGGCGTAACGTCCAGTATCACGTCTAACAGCTTTCTACTGTCTAAGTAGATTTGCGTATTAGAAACCAGCTTCGATTTATTCATATATCGGGTTTTTGAAAATTTCTTTAGATAGGTACGGCTTTCGCCGTACCCAAAGGATAAAGTTTAACTATTAACTACTAACGTAAAAATGCTGAAACTGGCCTAACTCTGATCTTGCTCGCCGCCTTAGTGCCGCCGCTCGCGAAGCCGTAGTAGAGGCTCAAACGCCACGCGTTGGGCGCGCTGTACTCGGTAGAACTCCAGTACCACGTTTCGGCCAGCTGTGTAGCTCCGTTAATAAGCGATAGCGCGTAATTGATTTTACGCATATTCGCGTAGATGCAAAACAGCTCGCCCAGTGACGGCAGCCACCACATACCAGCGGTTAGGCCCTTGCCGTTTGCGTTGGTGCGGCTATACTTAGCACAGAAACCGGGCGCGTAGCTGGCCGTATTACATTCGGCGTGCTTAATCTGTGCCGCGGTGCTGGCCTTACCCGTCCAGTCCTCCATAGCTGTAAGTCGGTCGGTAGTCGTTTTGCCGCCTCCGCTTACTGCTGCGCTGCTCCATAGCAAACCCGCGCTGTCGGCTTCGGTCGGTGCTACTACCAGCATCTTACCGCCCTCGACGACTACCACGCCCTCGGCTATCTCGCCGCTGCTTTGGTAGCTCGGCCACTTATCCGGCTTAACCATAAGCGGGTAGTCGTCGCTCTTACGGTGGAACATAATAAACACACCGTCGTTAATGCTGTTAAGGTTAATACCGTTTAGCAGGGCCGCTTTTAAGCCCGCTAACGATACCTTAGTGGTGTTTCCGCTTGCATCAGTAAGCGGGATAAACTGCGACGCGTTCACGGTGCTAACCGTCGCTACGTCTTTAAGTGTCTTTGTTTTCTTCGTTGCCATATCTTAAACTTTTAGATGGTCGCCCAGTCGTTCTTATTAAATATCATAAAATCAAAAGCCGCGTTATTTGCGCTTGCATCATCGGACATACCGATTTTAATAGAGTTGGTAGCCCTTGTTAGTAGCGTAGGTTTTCCCCACGATTTACTACTGCCTTCTACGCTGCCTACACCGTTAAGTATTACCCCCACATCGTCAGCAGATGAAAACCAATTAGTAGGCATACTTATAGTATATTCCCCCTCTGCGGGGTGTGTAGCTGTTAGCTTGCTGCCGTCAAATGTTTTGGCCGTAATGCCGCCGTTAGAAGTTACGTGGCCCATCGCTAAAATTTTAAGGCCCCGCCCGTATCTGTATGCGGTCATTAAGTCGGTTCGCTTTAATACTATCCAGCCGTAAAACTGCGTAGGGGTTCCGTAGCCTAATAGCTCTATCGCTTCGCGTGAAAATTTTAGCTCACTTTTGCGTATTCCGTCCTCGTAAAAATATTTTCCGGTCGGTGCGCTAACGGCTCCAATTCCTTGCGCTGTGCTGCTTCCCCATTTGTAATTAACGATAGTGATACGCCGGCCGCTTTGTTCTACGTCCCACGGCATACTATACGCGTCTATCCAGGCACCGCCGTTACTTATCATAACTACATTATCGCTATAATCGGTATCTATGCTGTCGTTAGCATACGTAAACGGGTTCCTAACAGAGCCTTTAATTTTTACATTTTCAAAAGTGCCATTTTTGCAAATTACGTTACCGTCCTTTGCTTGGAAAACTATGTTACCGCTCGCGTCTTTCATATCTATGGCCTCTACACCTAAATTTTTAACCAGTGCGTAGGTGGCCAGTAGAATTTTAGATGCTACCAGCTCTATTTTATCGCCCAGCTGCCAGTACTTGTTATTATTGGCCGCCGTGCTTCCGGGGTAGTTATCCGCTGTTTTCGTATGGCTTTTAATGCAGCTGTAGTAATTATCTTTGTAAATAACCACGTCTTTCCAGCTGTCGCCATCGCCGCCCGCTTGGAAACTATACCCGTTAGCGCAGTCGCTCCACGCCTGCGGGCCTCGCAGGGTCGCGCCCTGCTTTCCCTGCGCGCCATCTGCTACGGGCTGGATAGTTATAACGCTGTCATACTTCGCGCCTTTGTACGTGATAGTAAAGGGCAAAGAAATAGCCGTAGTGTTGGTAGGGGTAATCATAATAACGAAATAAAACTTTCCGCTTTCTACCCTAAACGTCCACCTATACGCGGAACTCGTCGGCAAAGTAGAGCAAAACATATTACCGTCGGTTTCGTCGTTATAGCCTATAAGCCTACCGCCATCGTATAAGGCTACCTGCACGCGTAAAGTACTGCTAACGCCTACCTTTGGGGTAAGCGCAGCGGGCAGCAGGGAAATGGTTATACCATTCTCCCCCGCGTCGCCCTTATCGCCTTTACGGATAAACTTTACTATTTGTGTCTTGGTTACTCCCATAGCTATTTAACGCTGGTTATAGTTACCGATACGTCGCCGCCTGCCTGCACGCAGTGCGCGCGTGTTACGGTTTGGCTGGTCTTTGGCGTTGTTCGGTCGCTGTTGAGGTAAACGCCGGCCGCATCTTTCAGCACAAAATAAAACTGCGTATCTAACGCTTTTGTGCTGGTTCCTCGCGTAACTACTACCGGGGTGTAGGTAACTTGCCCGTTACCGCTGGTGTCCTCGGTTATAGCCTCGTCTGCGGGGTTCGGGTGCGGGTCTATATCGTAGGGGTCGCTCGCGTCCATTACTCCTTGAATATCGGTGCCAATCTCAGCACCAGCGCGCGATACGTGTACGCGGTACTCGCCGTAGGTGTTAATATCGGTACCGCTAACTGTAAGCGTCTGTGCGGTCTTACCGGCCAGTGTCTCCCAGCCAGTCGCGCCCATCTTCTCCCAAACGTATGTAAGGTCTTTAGATAGGGCCTTTCCGCTTTGGTAGGCCATAGCCTTTAATACGCAGCTGCCGCCCTTTGTGGTTATAACAAAGTTCTTGGTATCGCCTGCCACGATAGTAATACGGTAGCTGCTGCCCGTAGCCTGCTGGATAGGTATAGTATAGCTGGCTTGTATTTGGTCGCTCTGCGTGCCGTAGGAAATGGTAGCTACCATCTTAATAACGGCTGGCGCGAAGCCTGCCAGCTGCACAATATCTTTAAGGATTTGCAGGCCATAATACAACTGGTCGCCACTTGGTGCCACCTGCTTAAAGTAGCCGGCAAATACTCCGGTAGAAATACCGCCGCTAAATTCGATTTTTTGGCCATTAAAATAGTACTCCATACCGTCCGGGTCGGCCACTCCCTCAGCTACGCGGCTACTGGTACAGACGAAATATAAAACTGGCTGCATCGTGCCAAAGTTCGGGTAAATCGCTGTTACGTCGCTGCTGGTTCCCTCGTAGTCTTGGTATAGGTCGCCACTTGGCGACATAATAACCGCGGTATAGGTTCCCGCTTTGCTGATAAACTTAATAGTTCTGCTACAACTTGCTACGCTCATACCTTACTCGTTTTTGTTGGTTTGTTCTTCTTCGGGCTGCGCGGGTTCTGCTGTTTCCTCGCTTCCCTTTTCGCTCTCTGCTCCCTCTACCGCTTCCCCGGTGCCGCCGTTTCCTGCGCTATCACCTGCGGGCTGCTCGACTTCCGGGTTATCGGTATCGGTTTCTTTTTCGGGCTGCTTAACTACCACAATCTTAAACGCCTCATCGGTAGCCTCCGGTAGCTCGTGTATAACGGTGCCGTCCTGCTCTTGGCGGGCTTCTCCTGCCAGTAGAGCTATGCCGCCGATACGCTCCAGTATCTCCGGCAGTTCGGTTAATCTTCCAAACGGCAAAATATCGGCCTGCCAAAGCAGGTAATTACCGTCCTTTACTCGGTTTCTGTCACTTTCCAAATGTAGGTACTGCGCTACCTTTGGGTTTACCTTTATGTAACGTGCCATATCTTTATAACTACTTTATTAGTGAATAATCAATACTGAGCCGTCCGCGTCGCAGAATATCGCGCCGTCGGTGCCATCTGTAAACGCTCCTGCGTAGCCTCTATCTTTTACGTCCAGTCCTACTACTGCGCCGTTATTGCTATCCATAGCGGTAGTAGGGATAATCGGGGCCGCGCCGTGTCCAACCAGCGAATAACTGAGGCTGCCGCTAACCTTGTTAGTCGCGATATACCATAGTGGCAAAAGCTCCTTTTCAAAGTTGGCTATATCGCTGTTATTTGTCTGTACTGTCGCGGTAGGTGCTATCTCGCGGCTACCTGCTGGTATGTTATAAGGTACTCCCGCTAAATCGAACTCATAAGCAGGCAGTCTGCGGATAAATACCGCCTCTGCCATCGGTGTAGCGTCGTTAAGGGCTACGCTGGCAGGGTCTCCGGTGGCCGAATACTTAACACGGCAGCGTATATGCCGCTCGTTACCCATAAGCCAGCGGTTAATCGTGATGCTGTCGCCGCCCGTCTGCAAATCGTAGTCCAGTACGGTATCGTCTCCCGCGGTTCTCCACGTTCCCGCCTCGTCCTGCACTTCCCAAACCAGCGCGTATTTGCTTGCCTCGCATTTGTTCGGGCCTACCCACACGGTAGCCCTAACGGTCTGCTCGTCTTTATCGCTTAACGGGTTGTAGATAGTCTGCTGCGCGCAATCAAGCTCCACGCGGATAACGTCGGCCGCGTCGCTACAGTCCAGCATATAGCTACCTTGTATAACCATAATTTGCCCGTTACGGTTGTCTGTGTACTCCGCGTAATAGGCCAGTGTTATAGGGCTTTTAGGCTGCGCGTTCTTCTTTACCTTGATACGGCCAGCATCGCTGCCGCTGGTGGTAATCTCGTAGTCGGTGTTACCCTCAGCTATAAGCGTCTTTTTGCCGCCCACTGTCTCGTACCAGCGGACATTAGTAAGCTGGTGGTTTACCCTGCCAGCTGTTACTATCTCGTCCTTATCCAGTATGGAAACCACGGGCTGTAAGATAAACGGCGTTAGCGTGTAGTCCGGGGTAAACTCCCCAGTATGCGCGTTATAATTCTGCTTATCCGGTACGCTGCCCTCCACAGCAAACGAAATCTGTAGCTGTAGCGGTTTCCAGTTAAAATCAAATCTTCTTGTTTTCATTTGCTAAACCTTTCTACTAATACTCAAAAATCGCGCTTTCGGTACCCGCTTCTCGGCCTTGACCGTCTCGCAAAGTAACGGTAGCTATAAATTTTAGGACTCTCGGCATATACCCGTTAAGGTCGCAGTCTGCTATAGTAAGGTCTATAGACTTGCCCGCGTTGGCCCTTTTTAACGCCCACGCGTTATCTGAGGCTACGCGCTCGTTACCTTTAGCGTCCTCGCTGTAACGCGTCCACTGCACATCTGCGGGCAGTATATCGTCTGTAATATCCATATTATACAGCCGTGCGATAATGGTAAGCGTAAGCGCGAAGCGGTCGGGGTCGAAAATATAGTCTGTATCTGCAAACTCTACCGTAAACTGCGGGTTTCCCTCTACCATCGCCCAGTCGGTATTATTCCACGCGGGCGCAGTCTTGGTTCCAGTCTTGGCGCATCGCCATTTGCAGCCCATATACCAAACGTCGCTAATCTCATAACGTCCAGTATCGGGGTTAATGGCCTCGCAGTAGTAGTTAGCCGTAGCGTCCCACTGCCCGCGGTCTATAATCTCGCTAACTGGCCGGCCTTGATAGTCGATACGTATAATATCCTGCACTATCAAACCGCGCGCGTAAACGTAGTCCTGCCCCTCGACTATCGGCAAATCCATTTCGCGCAGGAACTCCGGCAGGGTGCCAAAGGTCGCGCCGTAGTTGGATGCCTCGACGATAGGCTTAGTTACTCCAGTTAGTCTAACTATACGGCCCTCCGTGCTGGATAGATAAATACAGCTTTGGCGTTTGGTGTCTGTCTGATTACCCCAGCGCGCTATCTTCATAGACTCGCAGGGCGCGTAATTCTTTCCTGCTGGCGTATCTTCGTCCGGGTAGGCCGTTACCTCGATATAGTTATTAGCCGTGTTTACGCTGTTCACGCGTAGCCAGCAGGTGTAATACTTACCGCTGCCGCTGGCCAGTGTGTTAATAATGCCCTTTAGCACGTTGCCAACCGCCTGCGCGGTAAAATACCCGTCCCACTTGCTGCGCAGGTGTAGGCCGTAGCAGTTATCGCCCAAATCGTCCACGCTGTCGATAGTGTCGGCCTCAGTAAGCAACTGGTCGCCCTCTATCGCGCTAAGACGGTTAATAATAAGCTCTAAGCACTCAAAGTAACTACGTACTCGCACGCTCTCAAACTCCGCGTTACCCTTAGCGTCGATGCCTGCGCCCTTACCAGCGTAAAGCGATTTTATAAACTCGCCAAACTCAGCACCGCCGCCCATATAGGAAACGCCCGCTACACGTATAGCCTGCTCAAAGGTTATATTACCTTTGGCCACATCATCGACTAAACGGCTAAGGAACTGTTTACGTATCGGGCTATCCTCGGTAAGGTCGTTAGCCACGTCCGCGTAGCCGGCTTTTACCTTTTCCGTTATCTGCTCATATACCGCGTTACCCTTGTCGTCTGTTACTTCCTTTTGTCGGGTCAAATACTCGTAGCCGTCCGCGTCTGTGCTGATTTGGTCTAACGCCCGCTTGTTGGCGTGGTAATGGTCGTTAGGGCTTACCGCGCTGCCGCTTCCATTAACGGTTACTACAGTGCTGCCGCCTCCGGTGCTTTCGCCTCCCAGCTCGCGCAAACGCTCACTACGCGGACGCTGGCCGCGCTTAAAGGTCTTTAATTCATATACTGCCATATCCCATTACTCGTTATTACGTTTATACTCGTCGGGGCGCAGCTCGACAAATACAGCCTCGCTGCAATCCATTCTAACGTCTTGCGTTTCAGATGCCACCATAAACAGTTTGCCGTCTTGGTTGTCCTCTCGATACACCGCTATAGGTTCGTGCAATATCTGCGCGTCTCCGCTTAGCGTAGTCCTGCGCTGCGCAAACTGGCTGTATAGGGTTCCTATTAGCAAGTCCTCGGCCTGCGTGGTACGTCCAGCGCGGGTAAAGGTAGTTATCTGTTTGCCGGTCTTGGCGTTGAAATAAGCACCGCGGGCCGTCGGTACTCCCTCCGCGCTGGTGCCGCAAATGGTGTCTATCTCGATAGGCTCCTTAGCCGCTCCGTTCAGCTGCGCGTTATACTCTACGTCGTCGGTATTTATCGTTTTGTCAAACTGGCCAGCGTTCATAATCTCAATTTCGGGCAGTTTCATTAAAAGCCACGCGATTTTACCCCATAGCGATTTAGGGCCGTTTTCTGCCTTTTCTAAGTCTGTACCCTCATTTACAATTAGCCAACCCTCGCGGCGTACCTCTACCCACAGCTTACCGCCACCGCCTCCAAAGTTCGGATAAGGAATATACTGCCCTGCCTCCGCGTTGGTTAATATGGATATAGTAGCCTGCTTGTGCGGGTTAATCGCTGGCCGGTTCTTCTTCCAACCCAGTACGCCGCTGGTATCTACGTGGTCTTGCGCGTCGTAGTAGCAAAGATAACCCCACGCGTTCGGGGCTTTGTCTCCAGTATATTCTACCCAGCTGCCGTATGTGTCGTTAAGCGTAGTAGCCGGATAACTTACGGGTCTCTTAACGATGCTGCGATTATCCCATACGTACACGGTATCGCTACCGTCCGGCTGGAACTTGATAGTAACGGGTACATACACGTAATTACCATATCGGTTAAACTGGTCGTACCAGTCTTTTTGCTCCAAATACGTCATTATATTAGCCGCGCTTTCAAACGGGTTAAATCGCGGGTCTAACAGCATGTCTATACCTACGCGTACTACTAACTCGCTGCTATTCGCGATAGGTGGCACCCATACCGGGTTACTCTTAAATAAAGCAGGGCCTATGCTGGCAGTAGTACCCGGTATCTTTGGCTGCCCGTGTCCTTGGCTCTTATACTCAGCATACCAGTTTTTATTTGTTCCTACTCTGATACCCGCCACAGACTGCCAAAATAACGCTATACCCTCGCTTTCGCTTCCATCGTACTGCGGCACAATCTTATAAAAATAAACGCCGTCGCCCAGTTCTGCGTTATTGCCCTCCTTAGCTACCCATATAGTAAACCCGCAGTCGGTCGCGTCTATCCAGTCGGTTAGCGCGGTGCTGTAGTGATATGAAAAATAGGTAGCTCCGTTGCTGCTGCCACCGCTAAGCTGATTTAAGGCCGTAAGCGTAGCATCTGTTTTAATGCTTCCCCAGCAGTCAGTCGGCGATAAATTACCGCTCTGCGCGTAGGTACTCCACGTAATTTTAGCGTTATTATACACCACATCTACGCCCATAGTTTGGCTGCTGCCGTCCCATACGATAGGCAGCTTATTAGCCTGCCGATATAGGCCGTTAAGGTCGTAGATATAAACCTTACCGGCTCTTTGTATCATACGCAGGGCCAGCGGCTGTAAAATACCCTCGATAACTTCGGTTAGCGTTGAGGCTTCGCCGTCCTCGTCGTAGAAATTATCGCTACGTACTTTAACGTCGCTAAGGTGCATAGCCTTAGAGCTTCCAGTTAGCGCGGTACTTATTAGACTGTCGTCTATGCCGCCGCAGTTAATACCGCAGCGTCCTATACAGTAGCTAACAATCTCGTACAGCGTCTGCATATTACCCAAATCATATTTAAGTCGCTCCAGTACGCCAAAATCGGTAAACGATAACGACACCGTATAACCGTTTAGCTGCTCGTAGGGTTCTTCATAAAACTCTGTATCTATGCAGCCGCTCCAGTACAGCGCATTATTACGGTATATATCCAGTCTAACGCGGCCTACCTCGATGCTATATAAATCCTCGTAGGTTCTATCGCCCGGACTGATTATTTTAAGCGTAGCTGTACTGCCTTGTATAACTTCCTCTTTGCTCTTTTCGTTCCACTCGATAGATAGCGGCTCGTCCGCGTCAAACTCCAGCAGGCCGACGGCCTCAAATTCGCCGCCGGCCTCCTGCCATATCTCTGCACGCCATAACACGTTAGATATACTTAGAAATTCGCCTTTATATCTTAAATACTTCATACTAACTGCGTTTAGTGTGGTTATTCTCCTTTGCTATGATACCTACCAGCTCGCGGCCGCGTATCTTAAACTCCACTTTGCCTAAATCTATGCCGCTACCGGGTTCGGCCAGTAGCCCGCGCAGCTTATCCAGTGGCGCGATAACTTCCGGGTTACTGTTGGCTCCGGCATACTCGCCCACCATCGCTAACGTAGGGCCGGACGCTACGCCACCATCGGCCAGCATCGGAATACCTGCCGCTGTTACTGCTGCCAGCATCGCGGTAGTAAATCCCATAGCGATACCAAAACCCGCAAACGGTATGTACGCGTGTGCGGCCATATACTCGGCTGCTGCTAATTCTTTCCAGCTGGCTGCCTCCAGCTTATTAGCGGTAATAATCGCCGCAGACGATGCCGCGTTAGTGGCTGCCGTTGTTCCTCGTACTGTAGCCTCGGTAGTCTCTGCCGCAGCTTCTACGCCCTTAGTGGCCGCGTGCGCAGCACTGGCACCAGTAAGCAGGTTAATAATGCCTACTACTGTCTGTATGCCGTTGTATAGACCTATAAAGCCGTCGATAATGCCTACTACTATCTGCCACGCGCTGCCGTTGCCTTTTAATGCGTCGGTTATACCATCTACGCTGCTGGCTATATTCTTTATACCGCTCCATCCGTCTTGCAGCGATTTGCTTACAGATACGCTGGTTTTCTCGGCCTCCTTGCCCGCGTTCTTAATAGCGTCGGCCTTAGCGTTCCACGCGTCTATCTGCTTGTTAATGGCTGCGGCCTCGTCTATCGTCGCGGTCTGTAGCTGGTCGGTAAGTATGCTAATGTTATCGTTAATATCCTTTAAGGTCTTAGCGTCCTCTTTCCACAGCGGGCCGCTATCTACAGCTTTGCCCGCGTTCTTGATAGCGTCGGCCTTAGCGTTCCATGCGTCTATCTGCTTGTTAATGGTCGCTGCTTCCTCTTTGCTGGCGGTTTGTAACTTCTCCTGCAATATGCTGATATTATCGCCTATCTCCTTTAAGGTGGTCGCGTCCTCTTTCCAAAGTGGGCTATTATCCTCCGCAGCCTTACCCGCGTTCTCGATAGCGTCGGCCTTTTCCTGCCAGCCGGCTATCTGCTGGTTAATGGTCGCCGCCTCTTCTACGCTGGCCGTCTGTAGCTTCTTACGCAGTATATCTATATTATCGCTAATCGCCTTTAAGGTTGTCGCGTTTGCATCGAATTTCGGGGCCTCTACCTTTGGGGTAGTGGTTTTGCCTCCGGTTGGCTTAGGCTTGCCCGGCGGGTTCGCGTATTTCTTCTGTGTTTCGGCCAAATCAATTTTAGGCGCGGCTTTCGGCTTTGTTACCTTTACGGCTACCTCCACCTTTTTATTACCCAGTCCTAAAATGTTTTTCAGCCATTCCCACGCCTCCTTACATTTCTCTACCAGCCACGCGAAAGCCTTAGCCAAACCGTTCATAATGGCAGTAGCCAGCGGCTTAATAGCCTCCCAAACCTTATCTACGATTTTCCGGAAACTCTCGCAATTATTATACGCGTATATGATAGCCGCCACTAACGCGCCTATGGCCGTTATTACGATGCCGATAGGGTTAGCAGTAAGTACAAAGTTAAGTACCTTTTGTACGGCCGTCCACGCTGCCGTAGCTACAGATACAACCTTTTGCGCGGCCGCTACAGCCAAAGCCGCGCCCTTATTCTTAACCATTGCCACGGTAGAGGCTAAAAAGGCTTTAGCGGACGCATACAGCGTAACAGATAGGGTTTTAACGCCGGCCACCAAAGTAGTAACACTGGCCAGCGCAGTAGAGGCCTGCGCCGCGATAGTAACGAAAGGCAGCGCGCCGTTTACCATCGCGCCTAATTCCTCTTTCATATCGCCCAGCGTGTTTACTAACTGCTGCTGCTTTCCGCTGTCCGTCTTGGCTAACTCGGCGTTCATATCGCCTACGTTGTTCTGTATTACTTGGGCCAGCATCGCGGCTTTTTCCTGCTCGGTGCCGTACTTAATTACGTTGGCCTCAGCCTCGGAAAAGCTAATACCTACGCGCTTTAGTGCATCTACTTGGCCCATCATAGCTTTACCCATTAAGTTACCTATCTGCACCGCGTCGCCCGTGGTGGCAGATAGTCCCTTTTGCTGCGCTAACAAATTATTCATAGCAGGCAGCAGGGTTTCCAAACTATCTTTTTCTTTCAAAAAAGTAGCTACCTGCTGCGCGCCGCTTAGCTGTACCTCGTCGCCGATAACGCCTATTTCCTGCTGCGCGCTGGCCAGTTCCTTAATGCTCTGTATCTCCTTATCGGTCGCGCCCATACGCTGCCGCATAATAGTAGATAACTTTGTTTCGGCCATTTCCTGCACGGCGTAAGCGTCGGCCAAATCCTGCAAACCGGCTTGCAGCTGGTTAAAACTACGCTGCGCCGCGTCGATGCCAGTAGCCAAAGCAGCAAAGTTTATCGCGCTGCCCTTTAGCTGCTCGGCCTCCGATAACGTGGACGTAATAACCTTTTTTAGCCCGTCTGCATCGCGGGCCAAATCCTTAAAACTCTTGCTATCGCCGTCCAGCTTAAAAGTTATAGATATGGTGCTTTTTCCTGCCATACTTATACATTTAGAGGCTATCGCCCAGTTTCTTTACTAATTCTTCCATACGCTTACGCTGCTGCGCTGGTGTTATATCCTTTGCCTTAGCGTTAGCGCGTTTGCCCTTTTGCTTATCCCACGGAAACGGTAGCAACTTTTCCGGGGTTATCTTTTTGTTTTTAGCGATATGCGGCTGTATGGTAATAGTAGCCAGTAGGCGCATACGCTCCCAGCAGTCCTTATACTCAAAATCGCGCTGCTCCGCATACGCTTTATAGACGGCTTCAAACTCTGCAAAATCCATCTTGCAAAAGTCGTCATAAGATAAGCGTATGCCGGACAGCGCGATACCCAGTAAATCGTAGATGCCTTTAACGGGGCCTATCTTTTTTTTTCAGCCTCGCCGTTTTTTGCTGCTCCCGCCTGCATCGCCTTTGCCCAGTTCTCCATATCCTCCGCGGATAACGCGTCCGCGAAATCCATAAGCGGCATATCGAAAGGCACTTTGTCGGCAGCTGAGGCAGACGCTACACAGCAGTAGAGGTACGTACAAAGGTCGCTAAAGTTATCCGTAGTAATCTCTGTAACCTCCTTGCCGGTCTCTTTCTTAAAGCGCAGCATCGCGCCCATAGTAGGGCGACACGGGTACACTTTACCGTTAATCGTTACTTCTATATTTGTTTTCATAAGCGCAAATTTTATTCGCCCGGTGTTTCAGTAATCGCGTTTTCGTCCAGCGTTGTAGGCTCGCCGTCGTTCTCCAGCGAAATACTGTACGTCGCGTCGTCGTTAGCCGGGTCGGTACGTTCCAGCGAAGCGATAACACACTTACCAGCCAAATACGGCTTTTCGCTCTGCTCTCGCTCCATACACTTAACCTCTACAGACTTACCGCTTTTCCACAGCGCGAAAAGCTCCTTAAATCCGTTTTCGGTCTCGTCGTAGAATACCAAACCCTCGGCACTGATAGAATACGATAGACCTACTACGCCCTTTTTCTTCCATAGGCCGCCGGATATTCCAGCGGTAGCCACTGGCTTAACGGCGCGCTCTTTGGTCTCGCTGTTAAATGTGGTGGTGTGGCTGGTACAGCTACCCACCGCTTTGCCGCCTACATAAAGCAGCATATCGCTACCATTACAGTAGCCCGTCTTTGTTCCTGCCATATTCTTAAATCTTTACTTCAAAAACTAACTGTTGCACATACGCATTGGCCTGCCAGCCCTCCTCACTATCCGAAAGTTTGCAGCTACGCATAGCCAGCCCGTCGATTTTGTACTGCACGTTATCCAAAGCCGCGCGCACGGCCTCGGCCAACTCTACGCCCTCCGTATAATCGGCGGTGTAGCAAAGTATCTCGATACCCACGGTATCGGCTCCTACACGGCCTTTAACGGCTTCCTTAGTTAGCTGCGTGCGACGATACAGTATATAGGGCAGTTCTGCACTATCTGTAACCACGGGGAAAACCTTTTTAGTACGGGCTGCTACCTCGTCGTCGTCGATAAGGATAGCGCGGATAATCTCGCCCGCCGATAAACTCGTTTTACTTACAGGCATACTTTTCTGCTATTTTCGTTACATTCTCTGTTACCATATCCCGTATATCCTGCGTTACGGTGTCCCGGACACCATTAAGCGTTTGCGCCATAAAGCCGTAACGCCTCATTTTGCCGGTTCGGTGTGCCTCTCGCTCTCGGCTGGCCCGTCGCCGGGTGCCTTGCTTAGGCTTCGTTTCACGCTCCGCGGTTCCGTCCTCTGCCCATATTAACACGGTTTTTTTAAGTCCCTGCCGGTTAGTGTGAAATCCCGCTTCGCCTTTACCATTTTTGCCCGCTTTCTTAGTACCAACTGTTACCCGGAAACCTGCGGCCCGCTTAAACACTATAGCGCGCACGCCCTTTTCCAAATCCTTATTAGAGCTAATACTACTGCGCAGGTTATTTATAGCTGTTTTGCGTACTTTGTTGGCTTCCCTGCGGAAACCTCCCTTTAACGCCTGCATCCTGCGTTTAGGCTCCAGCTCAGCGAATAACCGCTGCAAATTCTTGTCGTCGTACTCAATGCTCTGTGCCATAATGGTAAAGTTATTCGTTTACACGGTCGCAAAGTAGGGTATTATAGCCCTTATCGCGGTTAGGTATAATCGACACAATCGTATAGAGGTTGCCGCCCAGTTGCTGCGCCCTCCAGTTCTCCTGCACCGGGTGCGCGTCGCGTATATTAAACTCGGCTGTGTGCGCGGGGAAATGTTCGCCCACTTCCTCGCTGCGGCTACCAGTAGCTCGTACACGTTCGGCACGTACTACACGGGTAGGCACGTACTCGGTACGCTCTGCGCCCATACGGTCGGTAACGCGCTTAGGCTCTAACAGCTGTAGTTTATATTTTAGGGTTCCTGCTCTCATACGGTTTAATCGTTTACCAGTTTACGATATGGTTTAATTAGGGCCTGCATAGTGTAGGGTACTTCGGCCATCTGCACACCGCTAACCGCTTCGCGCTGGTTATACCAGTGTCCGGCGATAAGTAAGACGGCCTGCTGTAGCATAGCGGGGAAATCTCCCCCGCCAGCCTCCAGCAGTTCGTCTTTGGTTCGGTTGGTGGCTGTGCATACGTACTGCTCTGCCGCGCCTAATAGGTGCTGCAAATACGCGTCGTCGTCCGTAAAGTCGTCCGCGTAGACGTGTTTTTTAAGCAGTTCTAAATCCACTGTAGCCATAACTAAACGCTATAAACTTCTACGTATGTTAATACTCTCTTATTACTTGGCCGGTGTTACCTTAGCAAGCGCAAACGCTTCCTTACGCAAAGTAGTAGTGCCGTAGTTCACGTTAAGCACGAAATCTACAGCGTCCTTACGCGCTTGGCTGTAAGGGTCGATAACAAACGACATATCGCCGAAAAGTCCCATAGGCTGGTATCTCCAGTCGCCCAAACCGATATTATTTTCGCCGATATAGTTTGTAGTGAACACTGGCAGGCCCGCGATATGGTCGTTTTCACATACCATAATACCGCTGCCCGCGTCCTTTGGCGTGGACTCTGCGATAGCTTTCTGCGCCTTGGTCATTACCCAGCAAAGGTTATCGCCATCGACACCAGTAGCCAGCACCTTTGCTTTAAGGGTGTTAAACTCCTTAAAGGTCGGGGTCGCGCTGAAAGCGGTTGCAGTTGCGGCCAAACCTACAAACGGGCCTACCAGTGTGGTAGCTGCTGTTACCTTAGTAGTACTGAAAAGGATTTTGTTAAGCAACATAGACACCGAAAGCGGCATAAGTTTCTTAACAATCATTTCCAAAATACCCTCGGTTTGCATCATCGACTGACGGGTTACTGGAATAGCGATACCGATACGCTGAGGCGACGCGGTAAGTTTAGACAGCTTTACTTTGGTGTCTGTAAGTGCTACGCCCTCGCCTGCGATAGTAGCCTCTACGGTCTCGTAAGTAGGCCAAACGTAATCGCCGGCCAAACCGGTAGGCATAGGCAAACCAACCTTGTTAAGGATAAGGCCCTCCACCAGCGGGTCTAAAATATCCTGCACCTTTACGGGTACGATGCCACCGGGTACAGCGTCGGCCACCATTACCAAATCACGTACTAACATAATTTGGGTCTGCTTGCCGTTGCTCATATTCTCGCGAATAATCGCGTTTACGTCGGCCACGGTGTTAGGGTTCTCGCGCATCTGCTCAGCAGCAGCGGCCTGCATCTTCATTTGCAGCAGCTGGTTTTCGCGTACTAACGCCTCGTACTCGGTAGTCTCGGCCTCGTTGCGCTCGCGCTGCTCCTTTTCGCACGCGTCAGCAATCGCGCTGATACGCTCGCAGTTGGTCTGATACTTATTAACCAACTCGCGCACATTAACTGTTTTCTTGTGCATACAAAAAACTTTTAGGGTTAAACTTAAATCTAAATCGACTGCGCAGCAGCGCGGCGCATTTCGCGCACTTGCTCACGCATTTTCGTTTCGTCTTTCTTTGGCTGCTCAGCCTCCCGCAGTTCCTGCACCAGCTCGCGGGCCTCGGCCTCGCAATTAGTGTCCGGGTATGCAGGGTCGGCAGCCAGTGTAAAGTCGTAAACGCCCGTTACGACATTTACGGTATATGTTACCACGGTCTTACCGTTCTCGCGCTTAACGTCGCGCGATACGTAGGCACTATCGTAATAGTGGGTAGTAAACATAAAGCTACAGCCCGCTATATCGCCGCGTCGTACCAGTTCCAGTGCCTTATCGCCGTCGGCCGTGTGCGGTGCCTCAAACTCAAAAGCCACGCCCTTATCGTCCACGGTATAGGTAAGCGTACCGCTGCCGTTCTTGCTTCTCGCTAAGATTAGCTGGCGGTCGTGAAACATTGTCATTTTAATATCGCAGCCGTCCAACAGCTCTTTGGTTATAGCCTCCGGCGCGATAACTTCGCGGGCCTCCTCGTCGTCGTAGTCATACAGCGGCGCGGACGGTACGCCGAAAAGGATAGCGTAGCCGGTTATCGTTCGGCTTTCCTTTTCGCCCTCCGCGGCTTCTCGCACGTGCAATTCCGCGCACGTGTGTAGCATACGTGTTATTTCGGTGTTCTTATTCTTCGCCATCTTTATTCTGTTCTTTTGGTTCGCTACTTGGTTCCGGTTCTGCCACTGGCGCGCTGGCCTCCTTGATGCCTTTAAGGTTAGCAGACACCAGTACGGTATCGCCTCCCTCTACAGCTGGTTTGTTTTCCTCCTTGCGCCATTCGTTTACTGTGTAGATGCCCGCCGCTATCGTTGCCGTTTGGTATTTTACCCTGCTATCCAAATCGCAGGCATACAAACCGCGTCGGTCAAACTGGAAAACGCGTTTACAGCATAACGTAGGGGCTACCAACTTGCGCAGCAGCTCTACTTCTATCTTACGCAGCATAGGGTTAAGCGTTGTACTGAGGAAAGCGACGTTAGCCATTTCCGCGGATTTGTAGTTATTGCTTGTGTCGTCAAACACAAACGACGGATGCACACCGAAAAAGCGGCATATCTCGCGGACGCTAAACTTACGTGTTTCCAAAAACTGCATATCGGTAGAGCTTAACGAAATAGGGCTAAACTGCACCTGCCCCGGTAGCGATACGATACGCTCGCCATTTCTAAATCGGCCGTCTAAATCTACCGCCGTTTTCTCCAGCTCCTTATCTTGGTACTCACCAAAACCGCGCACGCTGGTATCGTTAGACACGATGCCGCGGACGTTACCACCGTTGGCAAATCGGTTAAGGGTTTCGTTATCGCCCGTGCTGGTAATATCCAGCGTAGTACGGGCAAAGCCCAGCGTAGATAAGCCGGTTTTACCGTCCCTGCTGAAATTCTTAATATGTATAATCTCGTCCTCTCTGTACGTACCGCTAATGCCTGCGTTAAAATCGCGGATAGTGTACGTATCGTTAGTAGTATCGTGCGCCACGGCCGTAGGCTCGGCCAAAGCTAACCGCGCTACCTCCATAGTAACGAAATCGTAGATAGGGACTATATAGGCGTTACCGTTCAGTAAAAGGTGCTGCACCACCAAACGCCAAAAGTCCACAGCGGACATATACGGGCACGGCTGCACGTTTAGCAGGTAGTGTAAACGGCTGCTTTTATCCTCCGCGAATATATCCCCCTTTAGGCGCATATATTGTACGGGCAGGTTCGCCACACTATCGGCCAGTATATTAACGCAGCGGTAAACTGTAGCTATAGATAAATCCATACCAGCGGGCGCGAATATATTAACGCTGCCGGTTCTTGGCGCGCTCGCTACTGGCTCCTCCTCTACAGCCTTGCTACGTCTAAAAAAATTCCTTATATCGTCTAATAGTCGCATTAAAATTCTATTTATCTCTATTTATAACCCGAATATCGGTTATTTGGTACCACGATAACCCCTATAACGGTGGAAAATTACCCGAAAAGCGTTAAATCCGTGTTAAATTTTGGTTTTACATTTGGAAAATCAAAAACAAAGTATTACCTTTGCACCAGTTAAACAAATAAACAGTTACAGATATGAAACTATACGACAACAAATACCCTATTTCCGATAATGCGGAATACGTAGTAGATTATATCTACGATAACCCCAGCGGCCCAAACTTCTACTTTCAGCTGGTAAGACTTAAAGATAACGCAATACTTTGCGCTCACAAAAGCCAAACCGATATAATACTACACTGCTGGTCGGTGGGCATACCAAAAGAAAAGGTAGCGTTTATCTAAGATTATTAACCGGGGCTGGTTCCGGCTGGCTCCACAAAACAAAACAGATATGCAGATTATAAACGAAATGGAATTTAGCCGCGTGTTCGGTATGGGCACCGCTAAGGTTTATGTAGAGGAAAGCAAAACTAACTACTACGTTTCTATCCAGCCGCACAAATACGCTATGCCCGTAGTGGTAGAGGAAAAGGTTAGCAAAAAGCAGGCAAAGGATATGCAGGCAGCTATCGACGTGGTTTACAAAGAATACGAAAGCAAAAACGCTGGCTGGAAATGGGTACAAAAGTAGAGCATAGAGGCGGGGCGCGTTCGGGTTCGGGCCGTCCTACCAAATCGAAAGACGGCGCGCGCGTTACTTTCTCGGTAATGGTTAGCCCAGTAACTCGCAGACGCATTACTGAGCTGCGCGCAGCAGGTGTTAAACTCGGCGAAGCTATCGACGCTATGGTAGCACAGTTAGCCGCCCAGTATGATATAGACTAAAAAAGCCCGCCCTAAATAGGCGGGTTTCTTTGTTTTATCTTTCATAGTCGATAAATAGACGCATACACATAAGCGTAGTTATTACTCCGTCTATCTTCTGCGTGTGCTTACGCTTTATCGGCTTGCAGTTCTCCAGCTTGTCGCTATCCAGTACAGCGTTACCAAAACAGTAGGCGTTAATCGGGTTATCGTTAATATAGATATGGCCCGTTTTCGCGCCGTGTTCAAAACTTTCTACTGGCGCGGTAAAGGTTCCGTAGGTCTGCCGTATGCCGGTTATCACGTTACCCGCTCCGGACGCTGCCAGCATATTTATAACCTCTTGGCTTTTCCACGGGTCGTAACCTATACCCAATATACGCACATAGCTGTTAAGCCTCAGCACGTAGTTTACTATCTCGCGGTAGTCTATAACGTCGCCCTCCGTCAGTATTAGGAAACCTTTAGCCGCCCACGTCCTATATAGCTTTTCGTTAGGGTGTCCGGGTAGCGCGCCCTCCGGAAAAAAGTAGGCCGTATGGAAATAAAAGTTTTTCTGCCCAGCGTCGTACATACCCATAGTAACCGCGCTAAAGTCGTCGCTTTCGCTAAGGTCTATAGCTACCATCGCGTCCGGTCGGCCCTTGATGCCGTCTAAGTTCATAGGCTTAGATATATGGCGGGCCAGCGTAGAGCTTATCCAGCTGCGCTGCTCGTTCTCTGCATAGAGGTTAAGCAACTTAGTACGGAAAGCTAACATAGCCTCGCTGCCATTACGTACCGCGTTCTTATACTCCTGCCGGTAAAAGTCCAGCGATACGGTAATACCTAAATGCGGGTGTACTTTTATCCACGTGTTTTCGTCGTCCTCCGCGTCGTCTAAATCCGGCTCGAATATATGTGCAAATACGCTGTCGTCCTCATACTCGCCCAGCAGCACAGCTTTATAACCTTGCAGCATTTCATAAAACGGGCCGTCGAATACGTCCGACGCGGTGGTTATAATCGCTGTTAGCGGGTTCTCACGTACACCCATAGAGGTAGTAAGCACCGTTAGCAGTTCGCTGCTGCGCGCTTGGCTAAACTCGTCCATAATCACAGTAGAGGCGTTTAGACCGTCTTTTGTTCGGGCGTTGGCTGTAAGGCACTGCGCAAACGCGCTACGGTCTTTTCGCTTACTCTTAACCGTCTGCTCGTTCACAGTATAGCGGCGTTCTTTGGGGTCTAACTTCAGCACGCAGTTACGGATAACGTCGAAACACTTTTTAGCCTGGTCGCTACTGTTGGCTCCGGTGTAGCTCTCTGCGTTAGCATCGCCGTACAGCAGGTCATACACGGCCAGCGACGCGGTGCTGGTTGTCTTGGAAAACTTACGCGGCACATATAGCACGGCCTCCCGGACTACTCGCTTAGTACCCTCCCAAAAAGCAAATATGCTGGCAAACTGGAAATACTGTACCGGGGTAAGCGCATACCGCTGCTGCCCAGTCTTACCCGGAAAATACAGACTTTCGTAGAAATCGGCAAACTGCCATACCTCCGTCGCGTTGATGCCGTACTTATCGCACATATAGAAAAACCGCTGTACGGCCAGCTGCTCGTAGAGGTTGTGCGCGTCCGGGTTCCCTGCCACCATACGCACGTAGCTATCCAGCCGGCTATCTATCTCGGTAAGTCGGTAGCGGTCTATATCAGTATTTGCCAGCAGGTCGGTAACGTCCGCTTTCGCCTGCCTCAGTTTGTCTTTTTCTTCTTCTGTCATACTTTTATAGTTCCGTAAATTCTATCTCCATTAGACGGCGGGCTAATATCTTTTGGCACAGCTCGACGTTTTGCGTTAGGTCTAATTCGTAGGGGGCTACGAAAGCCTCCATAATCTCGTCTAAGTCCTTAACCTGCGGCAGACTAACCACGCCCGGCACAATACGCAGGGCGCGCAGCATTACGATGCTGCAAAGCGCATTAACGCGCAGCGCAGAAAGGCTTATAGCTTCGCCGCGGTATTTGCTGTTTAGCGCGTTCGCTATGGTGCATCGCATAACGGTAAGGTTATAAGCGTTTTGCTGCTGGAAAGCCTTAGCAGTCTCCCGGACGTTCTCGCGGTGCTGGCGGTCTAAGGACTTTTCTACAAAATTGTTATACGTTACCCGCATAGCCTTAATAGCTCTGCACAGCTTTAGCGTTACGCTTATCCGGTTGTCCGCGCAGATTTTTAGCGTACTATCCACGTAGCCCCAAATAACCTCTGCCGCGGTAAGCGATATAAAAACGCTGCGCGCGGCTTCTCTGTTGTTCTGTTCCATACTCTTAGCCCTCCTTTGTTTTGATAATAGTAGGCTGCTGGCGTTTCTTTGTCAGCTTCTTAGTTAAGTCGGCCAGCGGGTCGTCGTCCACGCCTCCCGACAAATCTACAGCTGTAAGCCCTAACGCTTTCATCTGTCGCGTTATAAGTTCCTGCGCTTCCTTGGCTATCTTAAAAACTGGATGCGGTGCCAACTTCTCGCCGTAGCGGGTAGTCTCGTAAACCGTTGTTTCGGTCAGCCCGTCGATTTGTTCGTTAGCCATATCCAAATTACGCATAGCTGAGGCCAGCGACGTTATTTGCATATCCAGCCCTCTGCTGTAGGTTCCGTTTTGCTTTAACGTCTTGGTAATATCCTTAACGTACTCCTTTACTGTTTTAGCCATATTCTTGCTATTTTCGTTACTATTTTGTCGATTATCACTAAATTTTAGCGGGTTCGCCGTGTTACTGCATATTTATACGCATATACGGCCAAAGTTCCGCGTTTTCAAATTTTGGCTGTGCGTCACGCGAATGTGGGGGCGAGGTTTAACGGCCATTACCCCCGTTAAAAAATACGCCCCCGGTCATTGCGTAACGTCGTCGCCAAAAAATCTATGGTTAAACTCGCGCGCCTGCTTTGCCTTGCGCTCTTTGTTTGCTTGCCGGCCGCACCTACCTAACTCGGTATGTACCTTAACGTGGCAGTCGTGGCATAGGGCCTGCGTGTTGTGTGCGTCGTACATTCTCTGCACGCGCTCCCGCTGGCTTAGTGCCTCCTCTACTGGTTTAACGTGGTGTACCTCTGTAGCCGCTGTGGTTCTTCCCTCTGCTAAGCATCGCTGGCATAGTGGATGCGCTGTTAATACTTCTTTTCGCAGCCGTAACCACCTGCTCGTATGTATCAGCTTTTGGTAGTTCTTATCTTTTGCCATAGCCTTTTATTACTTTCTTCTTAGTGTAGTTACTTATCTGCATATCCTTATCCTGTGCACCACTAGCAGGCATACTGCCCAGCTCGGCAAACATACTATTTATATACTCCCCGTCGTCGTCGGGTATATCGTACCTACGGCTTTCTACCCCCTCCATACGGTCTAACAGTATATGCGTAAAAGATACCAGCAGCTCGCACACGTTCTTAAACTTGTACTTATTAGTTAAGTGCTGTAGCTTATTGTAGGTCTGCGGGTCTATGCTTATATTAACCCTCTTTCTTTCGCTCATAGTGTTTACGTATTAAGTAGTTCAGACTATCTAATAAACTCTGCTGTACTCCCTTTTTGTCCTCCAGTGCTGCGCTGGCTCTGTCGTCCACTGTGCCGCTGCATACCAGCTTATAGACCGTTACCGGGTAACGCTGGCCTTGTCTGTGCAATCGTGCGTTAGCCTGCTGGTAGTGCTCTAAGTTCCAGCCCGTGCCAAACCATACGATATAGTGGCCGCCCTGCTGCATATTAAGACCGTATGCGGTGCTGGCCGGATGCGCCAGTAGTACGTCTATCTCGCCGTTATTCCAGTCCCTTAAATCGGCTTCGCCTTGATAGGTTCTTACCCGGTAGCCTTTAAGACGTTCAGAAATGCGCGTAATATCGTGCTTATACTGGTAGAACACTAAAACGCTGTTACCGTTGGCCGCTTCGACTATCTCGGCCAGTCTATCCAGCTTTTCGTTATGAATAGCGTGTACCTGCTTGTCGTCGTCATATATGGCACCGTTAGCAAACTGGCTTAACTTGTTCATTAGGCCCGCTGCGCTGTTGGCCAGTACGTTTGCCGGTTCGTCTCCGTGTTCGGCCTTAAACTCCAGCACCTTGTCGCGCTCAAACTTATTATACGCTGCCATCGTCTTATCGGATAGCTTAACGCTTACCGTGTGCGTTATCATATCCGGCAGCTGCAAATAGTCCTTAGCCTGCATACTAAGGCATATATCCGCTATCTTGTTACGTATAATATCCTCACAGCCTTTTTTAATATCGCAGCGTACTACTATGTTATTCCACTTGTGCGTAGAAAAGTAATTATCGCGGTACTTGCTTACAGACTTACCCAGCCGCTCGCCTTGGTCTATGCAGTACATCTGCGCCCATAAGTCGATTAGGCCATTAGGCGCGGGTGTTCCAGTAAGGCCGATAATTCGCTTGACGGACGGGGCCGCTACTCTCATAGCCTTAAATCGCTCACTCTTGGAACTCTTAAAGCTCGTCAGCTCGTCGATAACTAAAGCATCGAAGGGCAGACGGCCGCCGTACTTTCCGCAAAGCCATACAAAGTTATCGCGGCCGGTAACGTAAACGTCTGCTTTTTCGGCCAGTGCTAAGCATCTTTGCTTTTCAGTCCCCAGCACCTTAACCACGCGAAGCCCTCGCAGGTGTTCCCACTTGTCGGCCTCAGTACTCCACGTCGTTTCTGCTACTTTTTTGGGTGCCACCACTAAAACGCGCTCTATATCGCAGTCGTCTATTAGCTGCTGTATGGCCGTTAAAGTAGATACCGTTTTACCCAGCCCCATATCTAAGAATAGACCGCAGCGGGGTTTATCTATAATCCATTGCGTAGCCGTCTTTTGGTAATCGTATGCTCTGTAAATCATATTATCGCCCTCCCTCGTATTTAGTTAAAACTCGGTCTATACTCTCTTTGCTGTCGCAGACGTGGACGGGATGCCCTATACTATCCATCTGCTTAAACCTTACCAACTGGATAGGCCGCGGCTTCTCTCCTTTGCTCTTTAGCTCTATCCATTCCGTAGCCCCGCCCGGAAATAAGCAAACGCGGTCGGGAAAGCCCACCATACCGGCATTACTGTATTTTAGGCATAAGCCGCCCAACTCTTTTACGCGGGCTGCTAAATAACGCTCTATAGCTTTCTCGCTGTAGTCCGCGTGTCTTACTATCTTATCTATCGTTTTATCCATTTTTCTGCCTCCGGTAAACGGTAAACGCAAAAACTAACTTTTCCTTTAATACACCCTTATACACGTATATTGTATATTGCATATATATCTTTATACCCATATTACAGTTATATACTATAAGTTATATATTTATCGTTTACTCCGTTTACCTTATATATTTATTATTGATTATCAGTTACTTAGCGGTAAACGATAGCGGTAAACGATAGCGTAAACGGAAATTTTGCGTTTACCCGTCCGCGTTCGTCGCCTGCTTTTATCGTTTACCTTGCGTTTACCTTTTTAGCCCGTTGCGTTTACCGTCGTTTTTATATATCGTCGTCCTCGTCGGGCTGCTCCACGCGCCTAAATCCGCGCTGTGTTCCGTACAGCTTCGCTGCGTGCTTGGTAGAGCTAACGCGCTCCCATTCGGGCCGGTCGCCTATCATCTTACTAACACGTCGGCATAAGTACTTATAGTCCTTATCCGCCATATCCTTACCCAGCTGCTCACAAATAAACTCAGCCGCGCAAACCTTGTCGCGCTTAACGGTTCCCTCTGCTTGCAGCGGGTCGGGGTCTCGCAGGTAACTACGGCGCGCTTGTATATCCATCGTGTCCCAGTTCACGGGCAGCAGGGTGCTAAGGTACTTATCCAGCATCGCCACTATAGGGTCGTCGTTGTCGTCGTTAAAATCCTGCTGGCGTTGCTTCGCTTGCGCCTCCAGTTCTTCGCTGAGGTATAGCGGTTCGCCCTGCTTGTAGTAGTGGACGGCCTCCGCCCAGAGCTGGTCGCGGTCGCGTCGTATCGCCTCACTCCAGTCTTTATACTTACGTAGCTCGGCCACTACCGGGATAACCCAAAAGCGGCGGTTTCCCGTGTCTCCCTTTAGAAATAGTGCTTCGTTTGTGGTTCCACAAAAAACACACTGCCGCGGATGCTCCAGCACTCGACGCGCATAGGCCGCGCGGTAAATATCTACCTGCTTAGACAAATGCGCCTTAACCTGCTCCACGTCGCTGCGCTTGATGCTGGAAAGCTCGCCCAGTTCCACTACCCACGCACGGCGTAGCTGCTCCATACCCTCTTTACCCTCCAGCGTTGTAATACTGTCGTTAAACCATTTGCCGCCCATAACGCGCAGCAGGGTAGATTTGCCGATACCCTCGGCACCGCTCATAATAAGGCAGTAGTCGTATTTGCAGCCGGGGTTAAATACTCGCGCCACCGCAGCTACAAAGTGCTTGCGGCTCATAGCTCTATTTAGCTCGCTGTCCTCTGCGCCCATATAGTCTATAATTATCCTATCCAGTCGCGGCACTCCGTCCCACGTTAGCCCGTTGAGGTAGTCGCGGATAGGGTGATAACTGTGGCGGGTTAATACAGCTGTTAGCGCGTCCGCTATCTTCTCCTTACCCGTTATATCGTAGTGCTTTTCCAGCCATACGCGCAGGTTAGCGTCGTCGGTGTCCGTCCACTGGTTAGCGTTCTTATTCCACGGCAGGCCGTCTTTTGCTGAGTCCATACCCGTAAATAGGTCGTGGACTATATGGCCAGCCAGCGCGGGGTCGTTCTCCAGTATAAGTATAATGTTAGCTATGTTGCACAGCAGCTTACCGGATTTGGTGTACTCTAATTCTGCTTTCCATTCGTCGTTATAATCTTCGGGTAGTTCTGCGTCGTCTAAGCCGTCGAAATCGTCGGCAGCTGCCTGCGCGCGTTCGCGGGCCATCAGCAGTTTAACGGCTTTGTCTTTTGCCGCAAATTCCTGCATAGCCGCGTAGCTCGGTTTTCTCGTCACGTCTAAAGCTCTGCTGCCCTCGTCCTGCGCGCCGAATAGATGCACGCGGCAAAGGTCGAAGGCATTGCACAGCTGCTTACTGGCGGGGTCGGTTTCGTGGTGGCTATAAGCAAATTTGCCCTCGTAGCATACCAAACCGCCCGCCACACTTCCCAGCTTATAAGTGTAGCGGCCATCGTGTCCGGTTTTCTCGTATTTGTCGCTTAGGAAAGTATCTATAGCGTCCTCTATGCTGTAGGCGCGGCAAAATGCGCCTATAACTCCCGGCTTTTCGGTCGGGTCTCCCTGCTTCTTAATTTCGTGCGCTATAACGTCGCCCTCTCTGCTGGATAGCGGCCACGCGCTAACGTCCTTATAATCGACGTACTGCGATAGTATAGCGTCCACGTCGCAGGCTGGCCCGTCTTGGTAGTCGAAAACAAAGTCAGCATCTTTACTGGTACTTGGCCAGTAAAATAAACGGGGCAGTTCGTAGGTGGTATCGTCGAAAAGGTCTATACCTATCTCGGCCGCTATCTTTCTGCAAAGTGGCTCATACTCGGCCGGCGATACCTGCCTGCTGAGGGGGAAAACCAACCTATAGCGCGGTGTCTTACTGCTATGCTTATGCGTGCTGTATATCATCGCTGCGAAGCCGAAAGCCATAGTAAAGTCGTCCCACACATTTACGGTACCGTAGTCTATATCCAAAGTGGCGACGGTACGATACATTACGTTAGCGTTCTTACGTATGCCGCCGCTCAGATACCCGCCCACAAAGCCGCCCACGTCTTTTACGTTACTTTGTTCCTCCTTGCTCATACGGGCGTATTCGGCCGCCGTTTCCCCGGTACGCTTGGTCTCGCTGCATCGTTGCAGCAGCTCAGACCAAAGCCAGTGCCGGTTGCGCCATTTCTTAGCTATGCGGCTGTGCGCGGTCGCTAAGTCTATGGAAAAATCATTATTTAGCCTTATATCCATTTAGCAAGTTATTAAAATACTCTGCATCGTTGCAGAAAATTAGTACGTCCCTTATTCCTTTGCACGCTTTACTAACGTGCATTTCAAAGGGTCTTTGTTCTTCGTCTAACCGGGCGTATAGCTCCGTTAGATTAACTGCGGGCAGTTCCGCTGCCACGCGGTTACTAAAATCGTGGGTAGTCATAAATTATTCCTCCGCGATATAGTCCACGCAGGCCGCCTGCGTGTCGTCCACTGAATTATCGGTTAGGCTGCACTCGCTGCCTATATAGGTATGTACGCACAGCGCGCAGTTACCACTGCATCTAATTTCGTCCGCTTCCATACGCTTTAAGGTTGTAAATGCCCGCCTTTCGGCGGGCTAAGATTAAAGAATAACTATTAACTACTAACTTAAAAATGCTGAAACTGGCCTAACTCTGAGACTGTACGTAGCCTTAGTGTAGTAGTCCGAGTTGCCGCTGCTGAGGTACAAATACCACGCGCGGGTCGCGCTGTACTCGGTAGAACTCCAGTACCAATCTTTAGCAAGCGGCTGGCCTCCTACGAATTTTAGGGCCTCGTTAATAGCGTACTGGTTAAGGCAGATTATATACAGCTCGCCCAGCGACGGGATATACTCGCCGTCTTTTAACTTAATCTGCGGGTTAAGTCCGATTTTACGCAGGTGCTGCGTGTTGGTCTCTCCGTCGTAGTCCTGCACGGCTTCTTCGTAGTCCTCGATATAATACTGGCTGTCTCCGGTCTTGTCGTCGCTGTCGGTAAGCGTTACGTCGTCGCCTCCTGCTATATCAGTAAGGGCCACTGCTACGCTGCGGTCTCCTTGTACGATGCCGATATACTCGGTACTCTGTGGGGCCTCTGTTAGCTTGCCCTCAAACAAAACCGCTGCGCCGTCGCTACCTATAAGGTAGATACCATCGCCCAGTCTGTTACTGGCTGGTGCCTCTTTGCTGTCGTTTACAAAGTTCCAGCATCTTTTTGCCTTATCTACGTCGTAGCCATTTTTGGCCAGCAGGTACATACGCGCGCGGGCAGCGTCGCTAAGTTTATTTGTTTCCATAGTCGTAACCGTTTAATTTGTTCATATTCTTTTTAACCTTGTCGTAGCAGGTATCTGCTGCGTAGCTGTTAGCTATCTCTCCGTGGTCGCTCAGTATTTCGTCCTCTGCGTTCTTTCCGTAGCTATGCAGGAAACACAAAAACTTTGTGCCGTTGGATAACTCGACGATATAGGGTATATCGTTCTCTGTCCCAAACTCTCCCTTTTCAAAACTACTAACGCCTACGGTGTAGTTTGGGTTAAACTCGATAACGCCGTTACTGGCAGTCCATCGCTTTTCGCCGTATCTGCGGATAGCGGCGTACTTAAATTTCAAAAATCTTTTGCTCATAATTACTTTGTTAGTCTTTAATGTAATACGGGGTAGTGTAGCCTGCGCCCTTTAGCGGTAGGTCTCGGCACCAGCTTATCGGCTGGCTAAATATCGCCTCTACGTCGTTAAGTGTCTGCGTTTCGTTCGCTTCTACTATTATTTCGTCGTGAACGTGGAAAACGATAGGTAGCCCGCTTTGCTCTGCCCGGATAATAACCATACCCAGTATATCGCGGGCCGTTGCTTGTACTACGTTCTCCGTCAGCTTACCGCCGTAGGTTCTAACCTTTTCCCACTTTTTGGTCGTTTGGTTCAGTCCCTCATACTCGATAATCTCGTGGTCGCCTCTCCAGCCGTCGCCGGTCTCGATGCCGATAGTAGCACGCGGGTAGCAGATAGTCCGGCCGGACGGTAGGGTAATAAGCAGCATACCCCATTTGTAGGAAACTACTATACCGCGGTGTATTGTGATGCTGTCGCCGGTCTTAATGGCCTTAACTGCTGCGGTCTCTATCGTACTCCAAAATTTGACGATATGCGGGTTAGCGTCGCGCCACTTCTTAACTATCTCCTTTTCCTCGCTTTCGCTCAGTCCCATACGGCTACCGCCCATATTCTCCAGCGCGTTAACGCCTCCACCGTAGCCCAGTGCTAACACGGCGATTTTGCCCTTTGGTCGTAGTTCGCTGTTTTCTCCGTGCTTTTCGACGGTACAGTGAAACATTTTACCGGCGGTAGAGCAATATATATCGCCACCTGCGCGGAATACGTCCAGTACCCAGTTTTCGCCTGCCAACCACGCGATAACGCGGGCCTCTATAGCGGAAAAGTCGCAGACGTGGAAAGTATGGCCGGGCTTCGCGATAAACGCGGTACGTATAAGCTCGCTAAGCACGTGCGTAGGGTTTTCGTAGTTAAGTTCAAAGTCCTCTAAGTCTCCGGCCTTAACCAACTGGCGCGCGTAGTCTAAATCCGCTAAATGGTTCTGCGGTAGGTTCTGCACCTGCACCAGTCTGCCTGCCCAGCGTCCCGTTCGGTTAGCCCCACAGAATTGTAAAAGCCCGTGTATTCGGCCATCGTTACAGACGCATTTAAGCATCGCGCTATATTTCTTATTAGAGGTTTTGCCCATTTCCTTGCGTATCGCTAAAACGCGCTGCGCTTTTGGCCAGTACTTTAGCGACGCTTCCAAATCGCCTAAATCCTTTTTGTTGAGGCTTCCGATAGTTTGGCCGGTGGCCTTGGCTATATACTCCTTAATCTGTGCGGGACTGTTTGGGTTTTCCATACCAGTAAGCCGCTGCGCTTCCGCAAAAAGGTGCGCTTTGTATTCGTCATCGAAGCGGGCCGCGTTCTCGGCCAGCTGTCGGTCTAACAATACGCCGCGGTCGTTAATACGTTGGTCGTAGTTATAAAGCAGTTCGTCAAAGTCGGCAGGCTCCAGCCTACGTACTTTTTTTAATATCTGCTGCTCTGTATCTACGTCTCTAATACAGTACTGCTTAAATACCTCCCACTTATCCGGCGCGTCTGCTGGCAGGTGCCGTTTTCCTCGGTTCGGAACTGAGAAATAACGTATAAGGGCCGCGCCCTCTTTCATCTTGCCCTCTGTCAGTCTCAGCACTTCGCCACACTGCCCCAGCGATAACGGTAAGCCCATACGGGCCGCGCGTACCATCGTGCATTTCCATTGCGCAGGCTCCATAAGTGGCCAGCCGAAATAATGGCTAATGCAAATGCGCTCAAATGCGGCATTAAATGCGGTCTTAACCACGGCAGGGTCGCGTAACGCGTCGATAATCTCGGCCGGTAGTTCTTCGCCCATCGCGAAATCGCAGCAGACTGCTGGCGCGTTGTCGATGCTGTAGGCAAATAGCAGTATCGTAAAGTCCGGGGCCTCGACGTAGCGATATACGCCGCAGCTCGGCAGGTCGTTGCTGCTATATGTCTCTATGTCTATACCCAACTCTTTCACGCTTACCCCTCCCTCAATTCGTTAAACCTTAGTTTCATATTAGTAACCAGCTGCACGCGTTCTACGTCGGCGTTCCCGGTAATACGGTTGCAGACAAACTGCACCGCGCCGCTAAGCAGCATAACGTCTATGCTCCGGTCGGGGTCGAAATCTTCGCCGCCTCCAGTTTCGGCGGTGTGTAACCACGTTGCCGCCGTTATCAGTATGTCGGCCAGTTCGTCGCTGGCGGTGTTGTGTATCTTAGCCTCATACAGCGCGGTAAATTCCGCGTCCGGTAGTTTATTAGCCTCAGCACTTAAAACGCGAATATCGGCCACTTCTGCGCCCTTATCGACGGCCTGCCAGTATTCCTGCTGCTCTGTACGTAAAGCAGCGATACAGCCAAACGTACTAACGTCCTGCCCGCGCTTTACTGCGGTCGTGTGGCTTCTCTCTGCTATGCTGTGAATAAGTTTATACATATCGTAGAAATTAAATGCCCAGCGCGGGCGCAATCCCACGCCGGGCAAATGGTTATAAATTTAATTCTTGTCCGATTTTTCCGATAGCCAGCAGGCCCAAAGAAATAATAATCATATTAGGGTCTCCGTCCGGCTCCAGCATTTTTATATCAATCTCCACGCTATCGGTAGCGTCCAAAGCTGCGTTAATTTGCGTCGCGGCTTTTGCATCTAAGGACGTAGCGGTAAGTTTGATTAACGCCTGCTGTTCTTCTGTAAGCGGTATTACTAACTGCTTTATATTTACAAATCGTCGTCGTCCTCGTTGTCGATGTCCTCAAAGTCACTCTCAGCAGACGCGCGGCCGCCCAGTCTGTCGTCGTCCTTAAACTTCATAATGTTGTTAAGGCCGCAGGCTACACCACGATTACCGCTAACGTCGTAGCCGTAAAATGTTACCGACACGTAGGCCCAAACGCCGCTATAAATCTCGTCCTCGTCGGTAATAGGGTTCTTGTGCTTGTCACATACACCCGGACGCGTATTACTCTTAGCGTTGATAAAGTAGCAGTCTGCATAAACGTCGTCGTCCTCCTTGTCTGTGTCGCCATCGCGCAGCGGCAAATCCAGCTTTTTAGGCTCTTTGCCTCCCCACTTAGATACGGTGGCCTGCTTCTTAGCGGCCTCGATAGCCTGCTTAATAGCGTTTATGGTCGCCTTTTCCGATTTAGGGATAAGTACGTTAGTCATATACTTTCCGGTGCTTGCGTCTTCGCCCGATGTGTACTTGTTAAATACGTGTGTGTAGCTCAATCGGCACGGGCCGATAATTACCTTAGTGTCCTTTACTTTTGGCTCTATCATAACTCTTACGTGTTAATGGTTTTACTTGTTGTTATCGTTCTCGTCGTCGCCCTCGGTAATCTCTACCTCGTCGGCTTGTGTCTTACCGGTTAGCTCCATAATGGCTTTAATTGTCTGCGCATTTTTGAAAATCATCCGGAAAGGTGTTGCGCTTTCCTGCACCAGCATACGCGCTGAGGCTTCGGTAATGTCGGAAACCTTACCGTATAAGGTCGCTAAAATTTCGTCCGCTACTTTCTCGCCGTCCTTTGCAGGTACTTGGGCGATAACCATAAGGCAGCCGCCTGCCTCCTTAACTGCGTCGCTAAGCGCGTTTGCGCTATCTACGACTTTCTTTGCTTTGTCAGTCATATAATTTTTATCTTGTATCGTCTCCCGGAATACGCCGGGCCGTTTTATTCTTTTGTTCTAAATCCGTGTATCGCGATACCCAGCAGCAGGGCTAAGTATAGGGCGTAAAACGGATGCTGCATAGTTGTTACTCGATGCCGCTAAAGTCGTCGGCTATTGGATTTATAGCGGGGCGTTTGTCGCTTGCTGGTGCCAGCGTTGGTTTGCCCTGCGGTTTAACGATATAGTCGCCGCAGATAGCGGCAAACTGTTTCTTACCGGCCAGCTTTTCCAGCTCGGTAATGGTGCGTAGTTCCTGCGGCTTGTATATGTCCGCTGTAGTATAGCCCGCGTTACTTAAAGCTGAGGCCGCGCCGCTTATGTCGGTAATCTTTCGGACGCTGCGGCCCTCTACGATTTTCCAGCCCGGTATCTCTACGCCGCTTAACGCTTGCTGTAGCGCGTACTCCTCGACACCTGCCAGCCACGTTTTAACGGTCGCCAGTCTTGGCAGCACGTCGTTAGCCAGTTCTTCCGGGGTAAGTATCTTATCCGCGTAATCTTTGGCCATCGTAGTACATTGGTTAGCCAGCGCGCGGCAGCTGCTCTTTACTTTGCAGAATTGACACCAGCCGCCGGGGTTCTGCGGGCCGTCTCCCTTATAGGCTTTTTCGGCTGCGGGGATAAGTACGGTTTCCGTCCAGTTGGTAAGCTCCTTAATAGATAGCTCCCACTCGCTGAGGTTGTCGATACGTGGCTGGACTATCGTCATACGCACGCGGTCTATATGGTACTCGAAGCTAAAGCGGGCAAACGCACCTAACGCGTATATCATCATCTGCGGGTTATTCTCCGCGCTTACTCGTACACCTTTGCCGTACTTAAAGTCGATAACCTCCATACAGCCGTCGGCGATAATAATAGCGTCGGCAGTTCCGAAAGCCTCCGGTACGTAGTCGCTAAAATCTAATCTTGTTTCTACCAGTAGCTGCGCGTCCGGTGTTCTCTCCAGCGCGGCGTTTAACTTCTCCAGTACGATAACCTTATAGGTGTCCGTATATTCGTCCATTTCGCCGCTGTGGTACTGCGCGTCTAACTCTGCTATCTCGGTCTGCTCCCCATCGGTCGGCTGGCCTAAATGCTCTTTTAGTTTCTTGGCGCAGTATGCGTGCGCTAAACTACCCTCGGCTGCATAGCTGCTTCCGCTGTCCTCTACTGTAGCCTCCAGTCTCGGTGCTGCTGCGCAGTTTATCCAGCGGTGCGCGGCAGACGGGCTTAATAATGCGTGTGCGCTCATAGGCTAAAAGGGGCAGGTTTCGGTTAGTTCATCGCCTTTAATCTCTACAGCATCGCACGCGGCGATAAACTTAGCGCGGCTTTCGCTGTCGGGTAATGCGCTTGGCTTCTCGGCACCGCAAATGGCTGCTGTATTCTTAAACCACGCCGTTAAGCGTTTGTGCCACGTCTTATAACCCTCGCTGTCCGGCTTCTCCTTGTAGTTCTCGCCCTCGATGCGCTTACGGGTTCTATCCATCGCCGCGCGTATATCTACCTCGGTGTATTCCTTTGGTTTCTCCGGCATTGGTTCGGGCTTAGCCTCTCCGGATGCTGGCGCGGTTTCCTCTGCGGCGGGTGCTGCTTCGGCTGTTGGCTGCTGTGCGGCGGGTTGGTTTACTTGCTTTGGCTTGGCCTCAGCCTTTGGTTTTCTCTGCGGCTGCTGCGCTGCTGGCGCGGCCGTCTGCGCGGTTGTAACCAGTCCGGAAAGCATCGACAAAAGCGCGCTATCCATACCGATATTAACCTGCACGTTAATTTGAATTGGTTGCATAACTTTACTGTGTTATAATTCGTTGATAAACTTTGTAAGTTCCTTAATCTTATCCTGCTGCTCCCAGTGCGTAAATAATCGGGCAGCTGTGAAGCCGGCCACCAGTGTGATAACCTTAGAGGAAACCAGCACGTAAACCCAGCTTAACGCCGGCAGCTCGTCGTCGGGTACAGCGAAAAAGCCGATAGTCGTAATAAGCCCCAGCACGAAAAGCACGTAGTAGCGATAATTTGAAAAAATCTTTTTCATACTCTTACGATTAAATTGTTTATAAATAGGTGGCTTCCCAGCATTTAACTATCTGCCTCCCCGTTGTAAATTTTGCGCGTCCGGCTTTTCTTACGTTGAAACGTATGCAGCCGTCCTGCTCCCAGCGTTTTACCGTGTGACGCTCCACGCCTAAAAGCTCTGCCGCCTCGCGCTGGCTGTAGCGTCTATCCGGTTCGCATACTGGCTTAACTGGCACCATAGCGCGTAACCGATAACTGTAGCCCATCGCTTTTGCAGGCAAAGCGGCAGTTTTCCATCTTCTGCATAGCGTAGGCCGTGTTTTTTTGGCTATCCATATCGTAGCCATCCGCGCATTGCGTAGTAATGGTGTCCCCATTTCGCATAGCCCTAAGACGTTCGCGGGTAATCTTTTCGACGGGTTTTACCGCCATTTCACTAACTTTCTGCGTCATTTCCTCTAACTTTTGTTAAAAACTTCGTTCGTTCGTTGGTACATTAAGAAAAACCGCCTATCTTTGCCATTGGAAAGTATGCGATAGCCGGCTAAAAAGTCGGCGGCCTTTCTTATGCCCTTTCGGTTCGTTCGTTTGTTCGTTGGTGCAAAGATAGAGGTATTTCGGTAACTTCCAAAATTTTTAGGCAAAAAAGTACCCGTAAAGCTCTAAATTTAACGATTATTTAGAGAAATACGGGTATTTGGACGTATAATTTAGTTTGAAAGCGTATGAAAGACTATGTAGGTAAAGCCGCAGACGTGCGTAATCGCATTAACCTGCTGCTAAAAGAAAAGGGATTATCCCAAAATTCGGTAGCTGGTGGCGACACGCCAACCCAAAAACGGCTAAATAGCCAGTTAAGCCACGGCAGTAATATATCGCTCGATACAGTCCTGCGGGTACTGGATGCCTGCCCGGACGTATCGGCAGACTGGCTGCTGCGCGGTGTTGGCGAAATGTACCGCGCCACGTCTCCGGCTGTTAGCGCGTCGGTTACTGGTGCTAATAGTGTAACCGGCAAAAACGCTACAGTAATCGGCCAGCAAACCGCGGTGCTGTCCGAAACATTCGTGCGCGATATGCTGGCCGAAAAGGATAAGCAGATACAAACCCTATTACAGTTAATGGCAAAATGAAAAAGTTATTATTTGTGATGCTGGCCGCTTTCGTTTGCGTTTCCTGCTCTAAAGACGAAAGCGATTTAGTCCCTAACGATGGGCAGTATATCGCACGCTCCGGCGATATGGTTGTATGTATGCAGCTTAAAGGTGGCCGCTGCTCTTACTTTGCACCCTACATAAAGGGCCGTATTTTCCATAGCTGGACTAACGTAACTACGTCCGGCAGCTACCCTGCGTACACATATAGTATAAAAGATTTTACCGTGCAAGCGCGTTATAGTAGCCTCGATGCTTTTACGGCTACGCTCTCCGGTGTTCTCCATACTGAGGAAAGCGACGCGCTAAATACTGGCCAGTCTCTATATATCGGTGTGCCTGCCAGTATGCAGTTTAACTTAGATAATTCCGTACTGGACGCTAACGGCGACGGGGTGCTGGATAGCCAGCAGTAAACTGCAAATTTTCAGCAAACAAGTTTTAAGCAGTTGTAAATAGCTGTGTTTTAGGCTGTTATAAAATTCCTATTTATATTAGAAGAAGAATTGGTATGTATTTTATACATCTCCAAGAGCAGAAAAAAAAGTGAATGAATATTTACTTTCATTAGGCTATGAATCTTTTTTGCCACTCAAAAGCGAATTTAAGATTTGGAGAAATAGACAACGTAAACTTATCAAGTCACCTCTCTTCCCAAGCTATATTTTTGTTTTAGCTACGCGTAATGATATTTTTGACATAAACAGGATTTATGGTATTTGTTACTGTGTTACTTGTGCCGGAGTTCCTGCTGTAATTTCAGGCAATGATATAATGTCATTAAAAATAATGCAAGAGATGGATGTGGAAATATTGAGAAACAATGAATTTAGCTCTGGAGATAAAATTCGCATTATAGATGGACCGTTATGTGGTTATGAAGGGATATTAATTGAAATAAAAGGT